AAAAATATAAAAAAAATATAAAAAAAATATAAAAAAAATATATAAAAAAAAATATAAAAAAAAATATAAAAAAATATAAAAAAATATATAAAAAAAATATAAAAAAAATATAAAAAACAACACAAACCACAGTTGTTTTTTATTCATCGAACACCTACGCAAAGCGTAGGTTAAGGCATTCTCCCGGTTCCCCCCATAAGGAGGGGGTTGCGGGGAACTACGTTCCCCCCCATAAGGAGGGGGTTGGGGGGAACTACGTTCTCCCCCCCTAATATATATTTATCAAATAAGGATTTAAAGCAAATAATAAATGGTAGGTATATACTATTATTTAAAAAATGGAAAAATCAGTTGTCGCTACAAATGCAGGAGGGGACGCAAATTACCGTCTTCCAGAGAACACCACAATGCAACACGCTATTAAGTTGGCGATTGTCGAAGATAAACCTATCATGATGGATTACTGGACCAATTCATTGGAAAAATCCGTATTGATTGGCGTAAAAGATGACGAAACAAAAGAAAAGATTTTGGTTCGTAGTGAAGAAGAATATACTAGTCCTATTTCCAAAATTTACAAAGTTGGAAGCGAATACATTATTATGACCGAAAACTCGATTTATATTGTGGATGTGAATATCCCGACCAAACGTATTTCTGCATAAACGAAACCGTTAATTATTCGAACGATTATTTATGTATTGTTTACAAATTTCACAATTATGATTAAAAAAACATAATTGTGTGCATTGCAGTGATATATGGTGCGGATTATTATTTGTTTAGTGAAAAACACTGTTCGACTATATAATTTTTATATGCAAATAATATATAAAAATATGCCAAAATATACTGATTACCGAACCGATAAAGTGGATACCCCACCACAAGGACCGCCCACTACTATGGGTGGTGATTATTTTTACGATAAATCCGATAAAAGGGACAAAACCGAATACCGCAGACGATATAAAAAGACGCAGAAACGCACACACAAAAAAACTCATGGAGGACGTAGAAAGACACACAAACGTACCGAGAAACGTTATCGTCGCAATAAACATCGAAGATAAATGGGGGAACTCCTGCGAAGCAGTTGTGATGTTGATATTTCGACGTAGTCGAAATATAAACATCGACTACGTTCCCCCACGCCCCCTCCTTAGGGGGGAAAGTAGTTCCCCCACGCCCACTACAAAAGGAAGGGGGTTGGGGGGAAACCTTGGTTTCCCCCCCACAAGTAAAAATCATTCATTAATAGAATTCCAGTATATAGTTCGAAATCAACGAGAGACATTAAATGACAAGACAACAATTCCGCTACGTCGATTTCTCCCTGATGGCAAGGAACGCCCATATAATTACAGTGTGTAAATTGTAACCCGTCGAATTTGATTACTCGCGGATGCATGTTGTTTTTTTGTAAATAATAACTGATGGAAACATCGCACGAACCATATAAGTCTTGGTTATTGTTTTTTTCGCACACTTGTAACCAATCCGTCACCAAATCCGGGGATAATAATGGATACAGTTTCGCCATACATTCATATGAAAGTATAAAACCGGGTCCACCAGAATGAAACTGGTATTCCGTATTATCAAGAGTTCGCACACATCCATGACCCCCAATATAGGACGATTCTTTCGGTGAATATGTTTCCAAATGTTTTACTAATTTTGGAATATTCAAATAGGTATCCGTTCCACAACACAATACGAAATCAAATCCATAGTTTTCATATACGTGTTTTAACCCAAGATATTGTTTATATGATGCAGACAAGTAGTCGTTTTTTACGCCAGGTAAATATACGAATTCATTTCCTACAAATTCATCGGTTGTCGTTTCTTCTCCCAAAAAAAACAACAACTTTACATTTCCATTAACGATTTCATTTATTTGTGATGAAAATCCGTATTTATCGGAGGACAATCGATTACACATTTGCCCCCACGTTTTGCGTATTGCCCGGATTTGGTCTCGGTATTTTTCGACAGTTGCACACGCATATACACACACAACCAGTTTATATTGGTGTTTCAACTCGTTTTCCATTGTAAAAATGACGTGTAGTATAATACATAATAAATGAGTATTTATATTTATTATGTAGTTAAGATTATATTTTCGAGAGATATAACCGTATAATGCGGTATTCCCGGAGAAACGAGGAACGAGTTTTAGCTTCGCAAAAGGTGAATTGCTTCTCTTAAGGCGTTCTCACAATATTTCTTGTAATTTTGCGATTTGTTCTTCCGTTAAACTTTCGGGAAAATCAACACTAAATTCGATAATCAAATTGCCCGTATTATTATCCCGTATCATTCCCAAACCAGGAATGGTTTTGGTATATCCAGGTTTTACAATCGTTTGATTCACTTGATTATTAATGGAAATGTTTTTGCCATTGACGTGTTGCACCTCAAACGAGAACCCGACCAACGCTTCCTTCAATGTAATGGTTTTCTTATATATTAAATCCATTCCTTTTCGCAAAAACGGAGTATTGTTTTCTAATACAACCATCAGTTTAATGTCGCCTTTCAAATTATCATTTATTGTGTTTCCGCAATCACGCATCACAATTATTTCGCCGTCGTCGATTCCTGCAGCAATTGGAACATAAATCGTCTCCGTTTCATTCGTTCTCACTTGATTTCGAATAACCCATTTTTCAATAGGTACATGAATCGTGCATCCATTATACGCCAAATGAAATGGAATTTGAATATTCTTAATAATGGGCGGGGGTTTCTGTAATTGCTGAAATATATTGAACCCGGGAGGACCGCCTCCCATCGAAAAATGCGCACCGCTAGGACCAGTATGAAAAACGTGAATTCCTCCCGGCATACCTGGAGGCATTCCCCCCTGTCCGGGTCTCATTCCAGGCATACCACCATTAAACATCATATTAAAAATATGACCGATATCGCCCATATCTCCCGGCATTCCATCCATATGCATTTCGAAAATGTTATTGTGTACTCCGTTCAATTCGTTGTTATATTGCTCTCGTTTACTACTATCCGAGAGTGTCTCGTATGCTTCGTTAATTTCTTGGAATTTCGAATGTGCTTCAGGAGATGGATTACGGTCAGGATGCCATTTCAAAGACAATGAACGATACGCTTTTTTAATTTCGGTTTCCGTTGCATCTTTATCGATTTCTAATTTTTCATAAAAATTGGGCATGATTGATTATTGGCGACGGGGTCGATTCCGGTTTATGTAGGTTTTGGAAAAAGGTTTATATTCATTTATAAGTATATTATTTTGTGACATTCTTAAACAACGGATTTCGGGTCTTTTATCAAGAGAAAGAGAACAAACAAACATATTTTTATCATATGATATCCAGTTTCGGTTAATACATATTTGTTCAGTTTCTCTCGCTTGTTTCGTTTGGCAAGAATGGGTCGTCGAGGTTTTCGGGAATTGTTGTCTAATGTGATGGGCGTTTCGTCGAGAGACGTTTTATAATACATATATGCAGAATAGACACATATCACCATAAACAAAGTATCCTCGGCATTGGGCGTGGTCATAAATTGGAGTTGCGAAAATGTTAATATACTGGTATCCATTGTTTCCGCCGCAATCTTATCAAATATCATTGTTGAAATAGTACGAAGATACAAGACTTGTTTAGAAGGAACGGGTGGCAACATATTCGATAGACAATATACAGGTATGTCTTTTGTGCGTCGTATGTCTAAATGTATATGAGATTTTAAATATGTGCTTTTATTTTATTTTATTTTATTTGTTATAGAATACATCGCGAAGTGTTTCAATTTTATGTATAAGTCGTGCATTCTTGCTGTCGCAATAGACAACACGAAAACACCGTAATACATTCACATATATGTATGTGGATTTCGTATATATGCTGGAATACACGAGTTGAACAATCCTTCGAAGATAAATCTTCTCCGGATAATCCGGTTGGCGTGTCGGGATGCCAACCAGAAACGTCTTTTGTGAGAACGCTTGCGCTCGTATCTCGCTCTTGCTTCGCTGTAGGCGTTCTCACAGTATTTTGCAATTCGTTCGTTATCACATTCATGGGTGGATGGTCTTGAGTGAAAACGATTTCTCCACACATGAGTTTCCCAATATATTCTACACAATCGTCTGGTATTTGCAGTATTGCCGGAGAAACGACGTTAGGAGTTTTATCTTCGCAAAAGGTGAATTGCGGTATTGCCGGAGAAACGACGTTAGGAGTTTTATCTTCGCAAAAGGTGAATTGGATTAATTCGAGAGTCGGTTGGTCGTTTTCAACGATAACATAACTCATTTGGATATATCGGTAAACTCGACGGAGGGGTTTATATATACTCTCTATCAAAAAATATAAACCGTTCACGATATAAAGAACTATACCATACCATAGACATTTTTGAGGATGCAGTCCTATAACACTACCAAACCCCCGCCCACATTCATATCCAAATACAAACCGTATTATATCGGCGAATTTACACATAAAGAAGAGAAGGAAGACAATGAATCCAAAATACCCAATATGGTCTCGATAATACGCACATTAATGGACATAGACGACCTAAATGTGCTCTTCATCGGCAATTCCGGGTCAGGAAAAACGGCAATCTTATATGCCATTTTACGAGAGTATTATGGATTGTCGAAAACGGACACGATTCCCGAAACCAATATTCTCTTTATCAACAACTTGAAGGAACAAGGCATCAATTATTTCCGCAATGAAATGAAAACGTTTTGCCAATCGCATTGCTCGATTTATGGGAAGAAAAAAGTCATTGTCATTGACGATTTAGACACAGTGAACGAACAAAGTCAACAAGTATTTCGCAATTATATCGATAAATACAAATCCAATATCCACTTCATATCGTCGTGTTCTAATATCCAAAAAGTAATAGAAAGTTTACAATCTCGACTTCATATTATTAATATCCATCCACCAACTTTAGGACAAATTCGAGAGTGTATGGAACGCATTATTGAAATCGAAGGAATCCATATCGATGCGGAATCGCGCGAGTTTTTAGTGAAGAAATCCAATCGGTCGATACGGAATGTCATGAATAATTTAGAGAAGATATACATTTATGGATTATCTCGACCGAATATGATTAGTATCGATATTTGCAAACAATTGTGTTCGACTATTTCCGTTTCGCAATTCGAAGACTATATCCGTGCAATCCGTTCGAGAGATTTAGTGAAAGCAATACATATTTTGTATGATATACACGATTACGGATATTCGGTCATTGATATTTTAGAGTACTTTTTTTCATTTGTGAAAATGACGGATTTGATAACCGAAGACGAAAAATACCAGATTATACCATTGTTGTGTAAATACATTACAGTGTTCCATAATATCCATGAGGACTGTATCGAACTTGCGTTGTTTACTAATAATTTACTACATTCGCTCCTCACTACGTAAATAACCTTCGATGGTCACTTCGTATCTACCATCGAAGGATAATGCGTAGCTTGTAGTATTCCCGGAGCAAGGAGGAACGAGTTTTAGCTTCGCAAAAGGTCAATTGCAAAAACCGTTCTCACACTACGTAAATATGCGTTTCGTAGGTGAATTATCCGGAGAAGATAAACCTTCTCCTAATTATGTAGGTTTGTATATAGTCAAAAATTCAGTAAATTGGATTTTCTGGTTATAATATAATCAGTCCATCCTTTTGTTTTTGTAGACGTTTGTATTTATATAAATTAAAATCCATCCATAAAATAAAGTCTCTTTTACATCACATAATACAATTTTGAATAATGTCTAAACAAATATTTCGTAAACCCGTTCCGTCATCACTATTATTTGAGTTGCTCGACCAAATATGCTTAAAAACGGACAAATATTATTTGATTGATCCCAACTCTTACCGCAAATTTATCTATAATAACCTTCATAATAAACTGGCGGATGATTTAGTCGAATATTATCATGTTTCGAAACAGTTCTACGTCCAACGTAAAATGACGTATAATTCCTTTACGAATGTTGTTCGTCAGGTATGTAAATCCGCGAATGTAATGTTTACTTCACAAATTAAATACAATGAATCCAAATACAGTATAGATTACTTGATTTATTTTTAGGGTGTGTATTATTTACAGAGTGAGGAACTCTTTCCTCGTAGATTGCTTCGCTTGTCCGGGAATACCACATTTGTGGTTGCGTATTTTATTTCGTCGGCGTGTTTTTCTATATTTCTTTACATTATCCTTTGATGGTAACCCATCTCCCAATCCAGACCCGCCTTTTGCGTTAGCTAAAACGCCGGCAATAACCTTCGAAGATAAATCTTCTCCGGTCATCCCTCGAACACCTACGCTCCTACGTTGCTCGGTCGTTCTCATATTTTTATTTGTTTTACGGCGTATCTTGCGAGTTCGTTTACCGCCTTTTAGTGGTTTTTTCGATGAAGAATTAGCAGCAGATCTTAAATAATGTGTCCCGTCTTCTATTTGACTGTTGATATAATATAAATAATACAAAAGACGCTCGCGCTGTGTAAGAGTTAATGGCATATTCGTTTTGAATTGTTTACCAGTAATATACGCATACATCGCTTCATTGTATCCAAATAGAAAATTATTATGGGGGGGATGATTTCGAGTTCGAGTATCTATATCAACTATCTCAATGGTTTTGTCTCGTAGAGTCGAACCGGTCAATATGTTCGTATATACAGAACTTTCTGGAATCGGCATTATATGTTTTTTGTGATTGTCATTTGTAAACTTTTTTATTTTGCCATTATAGTCAAAAATTTTCATAAAAGTTTCTGGCTTACTTAGTGCATTCAGTGTGATATTCAGTTCCGTTAGTTTGGCCTCATCATGATTATCATTGTTCAAGTTTCCGTTTTCTTTAAAATCATTCGAAACGGTTGCAGAAAATTGTTGAACCGCTGTATTAATATCTGGAGAAATAACAATATCGCTAATCGGTTCCTCTACAGCAACCTCGTCATATTCAGGAAATAGTTCTTTAGTTTCTTTAGATTCGTCTTTCGCGTTCAGACCTGAAGTAGATTTGACACTTTCCTGCATTGGTGCAACCGCAACCCTATTTATGATTTGCTTTAATATTCCTTGTAATTTAGAATCTATCTCTGTAGAACCATATGCGCCAGTATCTATAATTATTTGCGCCATAATCTTCGCTATATTCTCATTTGTATAATCTGGGTCTGCATAAAAATGATATGTAAATACATCATAAATATGACCGTAATTATATGTAGACTCGTATAAAGAACCCGGCGTAAATACCGTTTGATCGCTCGGCGATTTCTCGTCGCCAGGAGTAACCCGACCATTGTCAAATAATTTTGTGTCAACCTCAACGGCAATTACTGAGTTGATTATATCCTTATATTTGAGAACTTCATTATATAACTCTTGTATAAACATAAATAATTGTTCTTCAGCAAACATAGGGTCAAGATATAGCGTTTGAACGTTTTCATTGAATTCAGGGTGAGGGTCGCTTTCGTAAATACCATCATTAGTATTATTTATGTTATAAATCAATGATACATTTTCGATTTCGCCTCCTTTGCGCAGTGTAGTTCCAGATGTAGTCTTAAAATGATTAAAAACCTCATATAAATTACGTTTCCTGGTCAGGGTAGAAGGTGTTCCTTTTTTGTCTGCCTGCGGATTGTATCCCAATTTATCGGCAATACAAACTTGAAACCGTGTTGAGATAAACACGTATTTTTTTTTTGACATACGTATGGCTCCGTTGTTATCTCGTTGAAATAACGACATTAATTTATAAGATTTAATCTTTTTCGTTAAAATGTCTACCCGATTTGGGTCAGTCGTGAGGGTGTCCGTGCCCATCCAATTATACTCAAATTTCACATCACTAGTATTGATGCCGTTTAACTCTTGCATAACCCTTTGTAAACATCCGGTCAAATGTTCTTTAAAACGGTTTACGGTTGTCTCTGAAATATTCCCGATTACTACACCACCACTAAACATAAAATTACTACTATTTAGACTATTGATTAAATAAATTTCAGAATCGTATTCGACAAGTAATGCATCACGTTCTTTATTTAATATGGAGATTGGATTGACAATTGTATCTTTATTATACCAATATAAACCGGTAACTTTCGATTGTTTGTCGTTTTGATTATATACAAAACTTTGACCGAATAAATAACAACAAAACGCAACAACTAAATCGCACGTAAATAAACAACACTTTTGGTCAATATTCATTTTACAATAAAAATAATAATATAATACCATCAATCGGTCTTGTAATGCTTTAAACATTAAAAATCCGGATTTTTGTGCTAACCCTATACTTCTTTCTTGTAAAGCAATATATTTTTGTGTATTTCCAATGCGAAATTTATTAATTGCCGTTTCAGGGTTTTTATATTTAAACCCTCTAAATTGGAGTGTCTTACAAGTGTGCGGTTCTGGTTCTGATGACTTACTTTTATTCGAAGATTTTGCGTTTCCCAATTTACTTGTCGCGGAACTCGAACTATTACCTGTAAACGATATATGACTATGTTGAAATCCTTGAAAACCCATAACTGCCTCGGTTAAATCGGTCTCCTCAATCGGGAAATAATTCGTGTTCGTTTGTGAAGTATTACTTGGTCCAGTATCGAATTTATTGCCTAATGTTTCGACTTGTTGAACCCCCTCCACATTTATTATTTTATCGGGTAAAAATCCACAATCATAAAAAACATGTGTCATGTCGTGTTCTTGAATACCATCTTCTGCCGGAACGGGAGATTCCTGCGAATTTGCTTTGGTATTAATTGACGATTTTTTGCGTGGTAGAATTGGTTTACTGTGGTCGTTTCCTTTTATTCGCGTATAACATAACTTTTTAACTTTTGTAAAGTCATCCAATAGATGTAATCTAACAAATGCTTTGAACTTTTCTGGGGTGATAAATTGTCTTACGTCGTCAAAACTATTTAAAAAAACCTCTTGTGCCACATATTGATTTGCTCCATCTTTTACAGAATCTGTTGCGTTTAAATATCTAAAAAATTTAGCAAGATCTACCGGTTGTCCTTGTTTTTCCGGTGTCAAAAACCCGAACGGTGATGTATGTAGTATTGTAACATTCGATTCAACCATTTCCTTAACTCTCTTGGCAATAATTACGTCATCCGGCATAACATTTATAATGCTTTGTAAGTCATTCATAAACGATGCCATATTAATTACACATACACAGTTAATATAATATTATAATATATTATATTACAGTAAAAACTTCTATAATATATATAAACAGACGACACAGTTCAAGACACCAAACCGCAAAATGTTCGAAAAATTCAAGCAAAACAAATATTTTTATCTAACCCTCATTTCGATTTTCGTGGTTTCGTCTTATATAGGTGCCCATTACGGCGATGCATTCAAACCACACGACGAGTATGCTCTCATCAAAGACTATTTGCTAAATGATTCGCCTTTGTACGGGTTCAATCGTCCCAAGATATGGATACATACCAAATACGAATACAATGCAAGAAAGTGGAAAAGTTTCCAGTCCCGTTCCAGTCAAGACTTGAATCAACCCTATATTCACCTAACTATCAAAACCATCATTGACCATTGTGGCGACGATTTCCACATTTGTTTAATAGACGATAATACATTTAGTAAATTGATTCCATCATGGAAAGAAACCAATTTAGCAACCGTTGCTGAACCAATGAAATCGCAACTTCGTCAAATCGGTTTAGCCGAATTGGTATACTACTATGGCGGAATGGTTCTCCCGAATTCATTCGTATGTGGTCGTCCATTAAAACCCTTCTACGAATCGGCAATTGCCGGAAACCAACCATTTGTATGCCAAAACATCAATCGCAATGAAAATCTCTTAAAAAATCCTCAACGCCAACCGTTTTTGCCAGAAACCTATATTATGGGCGCGCCGAAACATAGCGAGACCGTTAAGGAACTCGTAGAATACCTGAAAAAACGAAACAAGACACCGCATTTCTCGAGTGATCGGGACTTTTTGGGCGATACATCGCAATGGTGTATGAATGCAATTCGAGAGCAAAAAATGACTCTTGTTGGTGGCGAATATGTTGGAGTAAAAACGGCAACCGGAAAACCCGTGTTATTAGACGATTTAATGGAAGAAACCTATTTGGATTTGCATAACGATTGTGTGGGCATTTATATTCCAGAAAACGAACTACTCTCGAGAAAACGATATCAATGGTTTGCGGTGATGCCTACCGATGAATTGATGAATACGAATATGTTTATTACGAGATATATGAAAATGGCATTGGTAGATGGGTCAAAAGATATGTATAGCAATCCGGAAACGGAACAAAGGAGTGTTACGAGCATCTAGTGGGGGGAACCAAGGTTCCCCCCTAACCCCCCTCCTTTTACGAGGGACGAATAAATACTTGAAAACTAATATTGTATTATTTACGTAGTAACGACGTAGGAGTTACGTAGTAAATTCAACCAATAAATAATCCGTATTTCACCACATAATCGACCATATTCTCCGTTCCCATAGAATGATTACACGCCCCACAAATCGGTCGCAAATTATTGATTTCGTGTGTGCCGCCATTTTTCTCGCTTAAAACGTGTCCTACTTCGAAATTCGTGTTAGATATCGTGACTTTTTTACAACAAAGACATTTATGTTTGATTATATCCTCTCCGATATAATGATTCCACACAATACTGCGAACGTGTTTTGGTATTGCCTGTTTTTTCTTTTTGGATTCTTCTTTTTCTTTCCGTTTTTCTTCTTCTGCGGCTCTCCGTTCTTCTTCTATTTTATGTTTCATTTCTTCTTCCGCTATTTTTTTCTGGCGGTCCAGTTCGTCTTTCATCTTTGCTTCGATTTCCAGTTTTTGTTTTTCGAGTTCTTCAATAGTACTTACTTTTTTCGATTCGGTCTTTTTGGATTTGGCATTGACTGATGAGGTAGATGTATAGATAGACATATTGCTGTCGTCCAAGACAACCAATGCATCGTCCAAACGAAACCGCAATTTTGTGGAACAGTAATTCAATATCAGTAAACACAATTCGTCTCGTTTTAACCCAGTGATACCCTTTAGGTCGAATGATTTACATATAGATTTGAGTTCGGGTAATTTCTTCTCTTTTAGTGTTGGTTGCCATAATTTCATAAACTCGACAATCAATGCCTGCACCAATGCCGGTTTTTTCATTGTCGATACATTACTTATTCCCAATTCTTTGCACTTTGTTCTCAATTCATCAAGAGTCCATTTTGTCAATTCCGTTTCGGTTTTCAATTGAATATCTTCCACTTTTTGTAAAATTTCGGTAGAAGAAACCGTTGCGGTTTCGTTTGCATCCGTTATATCACTTATAACGGTTTGATTGTCATTCGAACTATTCATAAAGCTAGAAACACTTTTGGTTGAAAATAAATGTGATATATTATTTGATGGTCTTTCATAAGGGTCTATCATTTTGGCCATCATTCCGGTTATACTTTCGTTTTGGGATTGCGTATTCATTCTTTATCGTATAAGATGTATTTGAGATTTTTGTTATCAATGTATATATGTGTATAGTTATTACTTTAACTTGATTAAAGTAATAATTTGAATCAATATTGTCTAATACCCTAACCACAAAATTACAAATATGCCTTTGCAAAAAGGATGGTTTCGAATAGAACGTAGTTCCCTTTATAAAAAATCCACCACCACTGGGAAATGGTCGGAATCGTATTTCCCGCAAAATTCCGGGTATCCGTGATACACAAATACGTTAGCAATGTATTTTTGTATGTTTGCAGAAACCAGTATATGGTCTATCATAGAATAATCCATTTGGGAAGCAGTATTACAATTCGAATCGGAATCCCACCAATCGCTATATCGGTCCATCGAGAGTAATTGAGACATAACACTATACAATTGCCCATTTCCTTTCAAAATATCCAAGACTCTCGATTTCGGTATATTTCCATTCATATCTAATACCATTCCGTCGTAATCATTCATGTCGCCAATGACAATCACGCCATACTCTTTCTCCAAAAATCCGGCAACGACGCCCTGTAAAATAGTTGCTTGTGCTTCTCTCTGTGCACATCGAGAGGGATCGGTCGGTATGGCAATCAAATGTGCCGAAATCATGGCAACCCTTATATCCCATAAATCGAATTCTGTAATATAATGTTTACTGACTCCCGTTTTGGAAGGTGTGCCGGTGTATCCACACTGCGACCCCGCAATAGGATATTCGTATTTTTCCTCGGTTCGATACAAAGGCACTCGAGGTGTAATACGAGACAACAATCCAACGTTTTGTCCGGTTGCTGTATCCGTTCCAGGAATCAAATAGGGAGTATACGTCAATCCGGGAAACTCACCCTTCACCGTATCGGCAACCAATTGGAGTTCGTGTATGCCTTCGACTTCACAAACATTCAAAATATCCGGTGCTAAATACGCAACGACTCTCGAAACATAGTCTAAATGGATATATGCTTCCGTCGTATTTTTCCAAGTGCATTGTGTTCCGGGACAATCAAACCCGCCATTATAGTGGTCAATAAACAACCATTCGGCATTGTATTGGACCAACCGTAGACCCATTGACGATTTCGAATAAATCGAGAGAAACCCGAATACACCAATCATCATCCTCATCATCAAGTTCATTCTTTTATCGAACAAATATATAAAAAAGTATATACTAAACAAACATAAACAATACTCTCGTTATATTCCTATTTGTAGTCCTCTCACTTTATCATTTTCACATTCCTTTTCCAAAACAATCGAAAAAAGAATGGACCCTCTAATAATACAGCAAAAACATACTACTACTACCATTGTCGAATTGTTGGACAAATATCAAGATGACCCCTATATGCAAGCAAAACTACACAACTATGTGTGTGTTCAACTCCCGACAATTATGGAAAACATCAAGAAAACGAGAGACGAGAGACAACAACGCATTGCGGATTTAACGATAGAACAAGACGAGTTTATGGAACGGTTCTTGAATATGCATCGGTATTTCTATGTTTCCACCACGGAAAAATTCGTATCATATGACGGCAAAAAATACGAAATCACAGCAGAAGACAATATCCTACACCATATATTAACGACCATTACCAGCGAACGACAATTAATGGAATGGAAACAGCGAACAAAAGTGTATATTATGAAACGCATTAAAGACAATGCACTCTTGAAAAGCGTTCCGGAATCAGAAACCATTCAACGAGTATTGGACCATTTATATCCGGCATTGTTCGAAACCAAACAAGATGCTAAATATTTCTTGACGATTTTGGGCGATGGATTGTTTCGCAAAAATGGCGAAGTGGTTCATTTTATTCAACCGAGAGCAAAGGCGTTTTTACGGGAAATCACAAACAGTTCACTTTATGTGTTTGGCATCAATACAACGCATACATTTAAGTATAAATATTACGACCATAATTACCAGAATTGCCGGTTAGTGAAAATCAACGATTCGGTGGAAAACGAGAATATATGGGGAAATATATTACGCAATGTTTCGCTGGATATGTTATGTGTTGCCGCGCATTATTCGATACGGTATGGGTCGGCAGACGAATACATTGCGCGTTTCAGCAATGAACCGACTCTCGAAACCTATGCATTTTTCTTGCGAAATACAAGTCAAGAACAATTAGTCTGTAGGTTTATTGATGAATATTTACAAGTTTCCCTAAATGGAACTACTCAATATATGGGTATTTCTCCGGCAAGCACACCACCGAATGCTTCGAATTTGTTGATTGCTTTAAACACCCCTTCGCCATGTATCGCTACAACTCCCGAAATAACGAGAGTAGGTAGTATCGGACAACCCACCCAAACCCAAAATGTAAATATAAGAGATTTAACCACACGTCAAATATCGTGGAAAAACATGCATTATTTATGGCGTCATTTCTTAGAGAGTCAACAACTCCCGACCATCATTTTCCAACAAAACCTGAAAACAATGCTGACCCAAAAATTAACGAATAATTATAAAGAAGATACGGATACATTCATTGGCGTTTCAAGTCGATTTATGCCGGCAATTCGTGCATTCATTTATTTTTGGGAAACGACCGTATCGGTAGAAGAAAGTGGTGAATACGAAATCGACGAGTTGTGTATGCTATATAAAAGGTGGTTGTATTTGCGAGAACCGGCGTCCCAACAAACGAATACGAACCAAATACGAAATACAATAACCTTTGATGGCAAACCATCCTATCGCAACGAAGGTAAAGAAAACGGAGCATTGACGGAGAAACAAATGATTGATTTGATTACCTATTATTTTCCAACGGTAGACATCGAAAAGGACAAATATGTATTTAATATTCGGTGTTCTTTATGGGATAAACAAATGGATGTGCAGACCGCACTTATGCAAATGAAAGAATCGTTACGTACGAACACGGAAAATCAGGAAGAAAATTGGGCATCATTATCGAACGCGCAATTCACCTACGAAACTCCTAACGTCGTTTCTCCGGGAATACCGCAAACACCTATTCAGATTTATGCAACAACGATTTACGATGCATATGTATGGTATTGTAAATATTATTCGGATATTTCTACGGATGACTTAACATTACCAATAACCTTCGAAGATAAATCTTCTCCGCTTATTCCTCGAACACCTACGTTCTCAACGTCGCTTACGCCTCACGTCGGTGTTCTCACAGATGCATTGACAACCGTATTACCTGAAAAACGACGAGCAAAAATATCTGGAAAACGTCCAATTGTTAGTAAATTGTATTTTGAAAAATATGTGAATGATACAATTACCGAATATGTAGTCGACGAAAAATATATTTTGCGAGAGTGGTTATACAGTGATGTTTAATTCACCTACGCATCTCCTTCGTCGATGCTCCGGGAATACTACAATTCACCTTTTGCGAAGCTAAACCTCGTTCCTCCTTGCTCCGGGAATACTACAATTCACCTTTTGCGAAGCTAAACCTCGTTCCTCCTTGCTCCGGGAATACTACAATTCACCTACGCATCTCCTTCGTCGATGCTCCGGGAATACTACAAAATGTCCCCAATGATTATTTATATGTATACGTAAATAATCATTATTATTTTATGGAAAAAATCTCTCTGTCATTTTTCGAATGGTTTAATTCATTTTGTCTGAGTCTTCATTTTGTTCATTTTGAAGTGGTGGGTCTCCTCCTCTTTTGCGAGCAGTTTTGGAATGTTTCTTTGCGGATTTGGAACGCACGGTTCTCTTGACAAACCCGAATTTACCCTTTTTGGCAAAGAATCCGTGTTTCTGGAGACGTTTCTCTCGTTTTGCGGTGGCGTGCTTCTTCTTGGAAACAATACGTCCCCATTTATTCATCATTAAATCATTGTGGCACAATTCACCTGCAGTTTTATACGCAGTTTTATTCCAAACCTGTTGGCGAGACCCAAACAATAATTTATACTTGTTTCCATCAATATGGTAAAATCCGTCGTCGTGGCGTGATGGGCGTTTCATTCTTTCAATTATATAGTATATAAATATTTTGTTCAAAATATATTATTTTCATATTATCCCTAAATGATAAGTGAATGAATTGTGCGGTATTTGTGAGAACGCCGGATAAACAATTCACCTACGAAACTCCTTCGTCGTCACTGCTTCGCTTGTCCGGGAATACTACAATAACCTTCGATGGTAAACCATCTCCGGTTATTCCTCGAACACCTACGCTCGTGCCTCGCTTTTGCGTAGCTTAAGGCGTTCTCACAATTCACCTACGAAACTCCTTCGTCGTTTCTCCGGGAATACTACAATAAAGGAGTTTTAACTTCGCAAAAGGTGAATTATACGAATCTTGTATTTCCTCTACTGATACCCACAACTGTGGAATATCGAATTCTATTGGACGATGACCCATTTGGATTCAATGTAGAATTTTTTTTCACGTATTTAAATGTAGCAGGGTCTTCATATGTAACGACTGTTAATTCAGAAGGTTCAGATATTCCAGCCGGATTTACTGCGTATAGTTGTAATACATACTTTGTTTTATTACTCAATCCGCCGAACTGCAATGTGGTTTTATCCAATCCAATCGATTGTTTATTAATTGACCGGAATGGTCCGGTAAACGATACTAAAATATCCGTCAAATCCGCACCTCCATTATCCGGGTTTTGTTCAAACGTGATGGTTGCAAAGCCATTTACACCGACTGATGTTAAGAATATTGGCGGTAATGGTGGACTACATGGTATATTGTATAGACGATTCGATAGCGTAGAGTATCCATACAAATTCCGGTTTTGTATATCGATGTAGTATTTTAACCCATTTATTAATGGTGAACCGGATATATCAATTAAATCGAACGAAAATTCACTCTGTATAGGGTCCGTTTGGAATTCACGACTATCCAATAGAATGCCAAATGAATTATAGACGTTGTATTTGCATGTTTCGGCCGCTTTACCGCGAGGATCATTTTTGGTGAAATATACAGTAAGTTGTTTGTCGGATGATACAATATCATTCAGGGTTGGTGCAACCGGTACATCCACCGGCGACCCGGATACTTCATTCGAAAACTCGGATGCGCCGGCAGCATTGATAGCGCGAACACGTATAGAATAGTTGACACCATATGTTAAATTCAAAATCGTAAAACTGGGGTCGGAAAGAGATATAGTCGATGCTTCTACATAACCTTGATTTGTATCCGGATTATAGATATATTCGTATTGCGTCACGGTATTACCGCCGTCGTCAGTATTGGGTGTAAAAAACACGGCGAGTTTTTCTATGTCCGGGTTGATAAAACGAATGCTGGGTGGTTTCGGTTTTGTATATGGGGTGATGAAATATGTATCGGTAATTGGAGAGTATCCAGCAAGATTAATGGTTTGAATGCGAAGACTATATGTTGTTCCGTTTTGTAACGGTGTTCCGTTTGGTAATTCGCTAATATCAAAAATATGTGTATTCAGTCGGTCGAGACCGAGTTGGATAAAGTTACTGCCGTCAATCGAGTATGAAATCATCATGTCACGCCCTTCGTTTAATCCCACAAATCCAACCGTAACTCTGGAATCATACGGAATAATAGTTGTTACTACTGGTTTGTCGGGAATAGTAAATGGCGTAACTGACTGATAATATTCGGAATATCCTACGGCATTTTTTGCGTGTAACCCTAACCTATACGTGCGCCCATTTTCAAGTCCATCCACCGTAAAACGAGAGTTTTTGTATAATTGCATTGACATAGAACCGTCCAATGAATACGTATAACCAACAATTGTATTCCCTCCATCATAAGCAGTTATAAACTGAACGCTGACCGATTTATCCGACTCTCTAATTGTAACACTGGTTGGTGCATCCGGAATTGTGCGTGGAGTAAATTTGTTAATAACCGACGCAACCGATTTTCCACGCGCATTCAATGCAAACAGTTCAATGGAATATTCCGTTCCATTGTTTAATTTGTATATGGATGTAGGTGTTGTATCGATGATAAATCGGGTGGGGTCATTGTCTCGAATATCGGCATTTACCAATGGACCTGAATTCAATGTATATTTATATCCCGTAATTGTATTTCCGCCATTCCACAGGGGGGGACTATACACCACCACACAACTTTTATTGTATGGGTCAATCGATACGACCGACGGAGGATCGGGAATATCAAACGGAATAGTGGTTACTATATTGGATGCAACCGAATTTCCGGCAATATTAATTGCTTGTATTGAAATGGAATAAGGAGTGCCATTCGATAAATCGCTAATGCGGAAAATATCATTCGTTGCAGTGCGATTCATGGATACAAATCCGGAACCATTCACAGAATAAATATAATCGATAATCGGGTTACCGCCATCATTCGGTGCAGAATATACAATATCAATTGCCCCTATTTGAGGGATCAATCTGTAAATAGTTGGTTGATAAGGCACTAACGAAGTTTTCACAATTGCAGGTAAAGAAGCGAGAGAGGTTCCGCGTGCGTTCACTGCTTTCACGCGAATCGTGTATTCCGTATAATTGGTAAGACCGGTAATCAAATAAGTTGCATTTGTTGCGGGTTGTCGATTCATTGATACATAGTCTTGCCCGTCGGTTGAATTGACCGAATACAAATAATCGGTGATTGTATTTCCTCCGTTTGCCGGTTCTGTAAAGTAGACTTGGATAGTAGAATCGGATGGGTTGAGTTTGTAAATGGTTGGAGAGAATGGCACACTAAACGGGGCAACGGTTTTCGAACTTGACGCAACAGAATTGCCACGAAGATTATTGGATTTTACATATACCGTGTAAAGAACACCATTTGTTAAATTCGGGATTCGATACAATCCATCAGTTCTCGTTTCAAATGTCCTATATGTCAGTGCACTGCCGTTATTTACGTATCGTTCGGCATCCGTCGTTGTATAAGCATATGAATAGGATGTAATGGGACTACCTCCGTCAAATGGCGGCGTAAAGAATACATCGATTGACGCATCGTTTGGTGTCAAATATTGTATAACGGGAGAGTCGGGTAGTCGATATGGTTTTGCACTCGTAAATGAATAATATTCGGATTGACCTTGTGTATTTACCGATTTCATAAAGATAACGTATTGTTGTCCGTCCACTAATTGTGGAATACGAATCGTATTTGCTGTATCGAGAGGTAGAGAAACATCCGTGAATGATAAATCGGTTTCATATTCATATAACACAATTTGATTAAATGACACCATAATAACGGGAGATTGCCCAGTGGTGTCCTTAATCGAAAATGTAGTATTCCCAAAAACTGGAACGGTTACATTGGCAAACACGTATTCAAATGTATCATTTATTGGCGTGAAAGTGGATAAACTATTACCGTCGATATACAACGCATATGTATTACCGGATTTTGCCTTTTTATCAAGATACGATGGCACATTGTTGTTGACAATATAATGGACGGTAGTTTTGCGGTTTTGGTATATTGGGTCGGGAATGTTGAGTGTTTTTTTGGGAGTTACTGGAGAACTGATATAAGGGTTAGAATACCCCCGTGCATTCTTTGCTTTCAAATAAATATAATATGGTATGTCGTTTATTAACCCCGAAACAACAAACGAGTTTCCATTTGTAACTGTCACAACCGAATAATTCGCACCGAAATCGTATGAATATTCATATGCTGTGATGGTATTTCCCCCGTCGAATGCCGGTTTTTCAAACGAAACCTCCACCGACTGGTCTTTTGGTGTAACCGAACGTATCGTGGGTAAATCGGGTTCTCGAAACGGTTTCGAACTGGTGAAAGAGTAATAAACAGAATCGCCTTTTCCATTGGTGGATTTAACAAAGACGATGTATTGTTGCCCGTCGATTAACCCTACGACGTTGAGTATATTGCCGGTAGGAACGGAAACCAGCGCAAATGACAAATCGGATTGATATTGGTATATTACAAATTTCGTAAAAGACAAAACGATACTTCCATTGTGGCCAATGTCTTTTATCGTAAACACCGTGTTACCAAATGTAGGCACAATTACATTGCCAAACACATAATCGAACGTGTTGTCGTTTTGGGGAGTAAAAGTGGATAACTGGGTCGATCCAATACACAATGCATAGACATTCCCTGATTTGGCCATTTTGTCGGGGGTAAGTTGTGCGTTGTGCGTATACCGGATTGTCGTTTTCACATTTTGGTAAATATCCTGAGATGAACTGTCAGTGGTCAACACAAATTGCTGGGGAATCACTACCGCACTAATATATGATGTAGAATATCCACGTGCATTTTTTGCCTTTAAATAAATATAATAAGGTCGACCGTTTTTCAATTTTGGAACAATAAATGCGTTTCCATTTGCCCCATTTATAACGGAAGCAACCGAATAATTAGTTCCGTAATCATACGAATACTCGTAAGCAGTGATGGTATTTCCACCGTCGAATGCGGGTTTCGTAAAAAAGACTTCCACATACTGATCTCTTGGAATGACCGTTTGTATCGTGGGTGAATCCGGAACACGGAACGGTTGTTGATTGACGAACGAATAATATTGCGAATCTCCTTGATCATTTATCGATTTTATAAATATTATATATTGTTCTCCGTCGAGCAAACCCGGCACTCGAATCGTATTTGAATCGTAATACGGAACTGGAACCGAAACAAATGACAAATCGGTTTGATATTGATATGCCACAAATTTTGTAAAAGATAAAACCGTGGTCGCATTATTGCTCATATCTTTGATAGTAAAATCCGTGCTTCCAAATGTGGAAACAACCACATTCCCAAAGACATACTCGAATGTATTTCCGTTTGTTGGTGTAAAGGTAGACAACCTGGTTGAACCAATATACAATGCATACGTATTTCCCAATTTGGCTATTTTGGCGTTAGTTTTTTGTTCATTGACTAAATAATGAATGGTGGTTTTCACGTTTTGGTATATATCTTGGAATGAACTGTCTATAGTCAAAATCGATTGCGTGGGGGTTACTACTTGACTCATGTATGGAATGGAATAACCACGAGCATTCCGCGCCCGTAAATAAATATAATAAGGCACATCGTTTATTAGATCGGGAACAATAAAAGTGTTTCCATTTGTAACATTTGCCGTATAAAATGTTTCGCCAAAATCATACGAATACTCATACGCCTGAATGGCATTCCCGCCGTCGAATGCGGGTTTCGCAAAAGAAACTTCTACTGACTGGTCTCTCGATATAACCGTTTGTATAGTAGGTGAATCTGGTTCGCGGAAAGGTTTTTGACTAATATACGAATAATACTGAGAGTCGCCCTGTATATTGGTGGATTTGATAAACACTACATATTGTTGCCCGTCGATTAATCCAGGTATGCGAATTGTATTGAATTTTATAGAGGAAGTTGTTAGAGAAACAAACGCCAAATCGGGTTGATATTGATATTCTACGAATTTCGTAAAAGACAATACTGTGATTCCATTATTGCTTGTATCTTTTACCGTAAAACTGGTGCTTCCAAAAATCGGCACAATTACATTCCCAAAAACATATTCGAATGTATTTCCGTTTGTCGGTGTAAAAGTAGACAACTGAGTGTTCCCAATACATAACGCATATGTATTCCCCGATTTGGCTATTTTATCGGTCGTTATCTGATCGGTAACCAAATAATGAATCGTCGTTTTCACATTTTGGTATATGGTTTGGTAGGAACTGTCTGTAATAAGAATATCCGGTCGAGGCGTCGCTTCGGTGCTGACCGATGGTGCGGAATAACCACGGGCATTTTTTGCTCTTACATAAATATAATATGGCGTTTCATTTACCAGATTGGGAACGATAAACGATTTTTCGTTTGTAACGGAAGCAACCGAATATGTTGCACCGAAATTATACGAATATTCATATGATGTGATTGCGTTTCCGCCGTTAAATGCCTCCGAAAACAACACTTGTATAGAACGGTCGAGAGGAGTTACTCGGGTTATTATTGGCGGAGAAGGAACAGTAAACGCTATAACCTGACCGCTTATTCCGGGTAAAGAATTACCACGAGCATTATATGCTCTCAAATAAATCGAATACGAATTTCCATTGGTTAGATTATCAATTATAAATAACCGGTTGTTAAACTCGTTGTCGGTGAGTTTTGTATAGGGAAATAAAAATGTATTCCCGTTATTGGGTTTCACTGAATAATCATATGATGTGATAGTATTCCCACCATTAAAATCCGGGTCGGAAAACCCGACTTGTATACCACCTACCAATGGTATTATACTGTCGAATTGTGGAGAGTCGGGAACGGTAAATGGAATTGTGCGTGTAAATGAATAGTTGACGGAATTTCCGTTTATGTTGCGTGCTTTTACGAATACAGTATAAGACGTTCCATTACGCAATCCAGAAATACGGAATTTATTATCCGAAAAATCGGTTGCTTGAACGAACGACAATGAATTACTAGATTCGAATTCCGTATATACAAATCTTGAAAAGGTGGAAATGATTCGGGGAGATTCGGGAGTCGTTACATCACGGATTGAAAATATGTGGTTGCCAATCGTTGAAACGACAACGCTATTAAATACATAAGCAAACGGATTTGTCCCGGTGGTTGGTGTAAATGTAGAGACCACGGTATTTTCCGCATACAAATTATATATATTGCCAATAATAGCCGGTTGTGTGGGTTGGGTTTCGACAGTTTCGACAAATCCGGGGTGAGGAACGAACGAAGGATTTGCCGGATTTGCCGTAGATAAGTTACCATCGTAGGATAAAACCGTATAGGTAACCCTCGTTGGGATATTTCGGTATATTTTCGACAATGTTGCTATAGGATAACTAATTCCCGGCACCGAATTTCCGCGTGCGTTATATGCCTTCAACAAAATGGTATAAGTTGTTCCACTACGCAATCCATCAATGACAAATTGTTTGTATCTAAAATCGTCTGCGTTTACTGGAACATATGTATTACCGCCGTCAATCGAGTATGCATATGATGTAATCGTGTTTCCACCGTTAAATAACGGGTCGGCATAATTGACCAATATAGAATCCAGCGATGGAAGAAACGATCGAAATAAAGGAGCATCGGGAATGGTAAACGGCACAATCGGCAAACTCGTTTGGGCGAGAGAATAACCCCGACTGTTCTGTGCTTTTAAATATACTACATACGGCAATCCGTTGGTTAAACTGCGTACTGTAAACCCCCCGTTTTGTATATCTGTTTGACCGAGTGACGCATAGGTATTTCCACCATCGAGTGAATATGCGTAGGACGTTATTGCATTTCCGCCATTAAATGCGGGTGCACTGAACCCAACTTGTATGCTACCGACTAACGGAACTATGGTAGTAAAAACGGGTGGATCCGGTTCTCTATACGGAACTTCGCTAATAAACGAATAATATATGGAATCGCCTCGAGGATTAGTGGATTTTACAAAAACAATGTATTTTTGCCCATCGATTAAACCAGAAACCACAATTGCATTCAAATCCGTCGATAATGAAGATGCACTCCTGAATACTAGCGTAGCATCATTACTATATTTCACAAATTCAGTGAACGAATATTTTGGTAGGGGATATAATGTGTCTGGATGAGGGGTGGTTATGTCTTTAATATCAAATGTCACATACCCAATTTGTGGCATCACTACATTGCCAAATACATATTCTTGTGGATCAGCAACCGACTGGAATTGCGAAAGGGGTATATTGCTCCCATTCAAATACAACTCGTAGGTTACATTCGGCATGCCACCAGGAGGTGAAATACGTTTATTTGCAACCGTGTACCGTATTGTGGTGCTCACATTTTGATATATGGAATTTGTGTATTGAACCGGAACAACCGTGGAACTAATGTATGGCAATGATGCCCCTCTCGCATTCACTGCTCTTATATAAATCGTGTATGGTCTCCCGTTTGATAAATTGGGTATGAAAAACGACCGTGTGGTTGCGTCAATGGTGTATACGCTGGTTTCATAATCCCACGAATAGAGATATGATGTGATGGTATTTCCTCCATCAAACGATGGCGGTAAAAAATCGACTTGAATCGCACAGTTTAGTGGAGTGACCGTCACTTCGGTAGGAGCGTCCGGTTCTCTGTATGGAACTGCACTAGTAAACGAATAATATACGGAATCCCCGCGAGCATTCGTCGATTTTACAAATACGATATATGTTTGCCCGTCTGTCAATCCAGTGACGTCAATTGTATTTGTATTGAGTGATAATGGTGAAGCAGATTGAAATGATAATTGTGTATATGGGTTATTATACTGTATGAATTCCGTAAATGATGTTACAATGGTATTTGCGACAAGTCTGGGACTATATTTTATATAAAAGGTAGTATAACCGAATCGCGAAACAGTTACATTATCGAATATATATTCCATTGTATTTGCGTTTGGTGTAAAAGACGAGAGTGGCACGGCATTGCCTTCGATATATAAATCGTATTGTGTTCCGGCAGTTGCGAATAAGGATAAATTGCCGACTATATATCGTATCGTTCCCATGACATCGCGATATATGGCGTTTACCGATTTATTCGGGACAATTGTTGAACTAATATAGGGAGTCGATGCTCCTCTCGAATTGACTGCTTTCAAATAGATATTGTAGGGTCTTCCATTCGATAAATTGGTTATATAAAACGAACGTACGGTTGCGTCAATTTTATTATATGTAGTCCCATAATCAAACGAATACAAGTAAGAAGTAATGGTATTACCTCCATCAAATAATGGCGGCGAAAAATCCACTTGGGCAAACCCATTCAAACCCGTCACCGATACACTCAATGGTGCGTCTGGTTCTCGAAACGGGCGGAATGGATTGCTAATTACGGGTGCAGAATTACCACGAGCATTAAATGCTTTTAAATACACGGTGTATGTATTGCCATTTATTAGAGGTCCAGTATTGAAAGAATGATTTAAAATATCAATGGGATCAATTATCGTATATGTGTTTCCGCCATTGGTAGAGTATGAATATCCAGTAATTGCATTTCCTCCGTTAAAAGATGGGTCCGCAAACCCTATTTTTGACGACCCGGAAAGTGGTTCGATTGTAGTGATTCTCGGCAAATCCGGAACGGTGAATGGAATCGTACTTGTAAAAGAATAATGAATCGAATTGCCAAATATATTTTTGGATTTCACACAAACCACATAAGAAACGCCATTTTTTAATCCGGCAATTCGAAACCGATTGTTGGAGAAATCTGCAACATTGGTAAAGGATAATACACCACTAGACGAATCGACTTCCACAAATCTCTCGAATGATGTCATTTCCATTGGGGTAGATGGAACGGTTACATCCCGAATAGTCAAACTGGTGTATCCAATGGTCGAAATACGAGTATTTGCAAATACATAGACATACGGATTCGAACTATTGGTTGGCGAAAATGCAGATAAATATGTATTACCGTTGTATAAATAATATGTATTTCCAATGATTGCGACCTTTCTCCCGTCACTCACAGAATACGTTAATGTAACTGGAGTATTTCGATATATATTTGTTAAGGTGAATACAGAATGACTCGTTGTCGAAAGAGAATTTCCACGAGCATTCCACGCATTCATATAAATCGTATATTGCGAACCGGGAGACAATCCATTTACCGAAAATTGCTTATATCGAATGTCTTCCTGCGTTAATGGTATATAAGAATTTCCATCGAGAGAATACATATAAGACGATATAGTGTTTCCGCCGTCATATGTCGGTTCTGCGAATAGTATTTCAATCGAATTCGTTGTTGGAATGATTCGGTTGATTTGAGGTGCGTTTGGGATTGTAAATGGAATAAACGGCAAACTAATCGCAGGTAATGAATTTCCGCGGGCATTAAATGCCTTCAAATAGACGACATACGGTTTTCCATTGGTTAGATTGCCTGCAATGAACGATTGGTTTGAAATGTCGATAGAACTGATATAAGTATATGTATTTCCCCCGTTGGTAGAGTAAGCATATTTCGTAATTGCGTTTCCTCCATTAAATGTAGGTGTATTAAAGTATATTTGAAATGCCGAATCGGCAGTTACAATCGACCGAAAAGATGGGGGTAAAGGAATAGTGTATGGCACAATGTTGTCTCGAATCAATGGTGTCGAGTTGCCTCTCGTATTGATTGCCACAAAATAAAGAGAGTATGAATTTCCGTTTGTGAGACCTTTGACTGTAAACGATTGGTATGATATATCTGTCTGGGTGAGTGAATAGTATACACTAGTATCATTTATGGCATAAGCATACCCAGAAACGGCATTCCCTCCATTATTCGACGGAGGTGAAAAATCGACTTGAATCGAACTTACTAACGGTATCAAATTGTTCACGACTGGACGATCCGGAATAGTAAACGGAATAACGGATGGACTTATTGCAGGAGACGAATTACCTCGCGCATTGACTGCCTGTAAATATACCACATAAGAATTTCCGTTTATCAAGTTTGGTATAGTAAAAGAACCATTTGAAACATCAATGGCACTTTGTGTGATTGGTTTATATGTAAAACCACTGTCTATAGAATATTTATAAACGGAAATTGTGTTTCCGCCATTAAACGATGGTGGATTAAAAAACACTTGAATTGCAGAATCGAATGAACCAACGGATTGTATGGTTGGCGGAAACGGAGTCGAAAACGGAATAATATTGTATTGAATCGATGGTGTCGAGTTTCCTCTCGCATTGATTGCGAGAAAATAAAGAGTGTATGAATTTCCGTTTATAAGATTATTTACCGTAAAGGATTTATATGATATGTCGATTGCACTGATACTCGTATATTGAGTTATATAGTTGAGCGTATTATTCTGTATTGCATATGCGTATTTCGAAACGGCATTTCCTCCATTATTCGACGGAGGTGAAAAATCGACTTGAATCGCACTTACCAACGGTATCGAATTATTCACAATTGGACTATCCGGAATAGTAAACGGAATAACGGATGGACTGATTGCAGGAAACGAATTACCTCGCGAATTGATCGCCTCTAAATATACCACATACGAATTTCCGTTCGTTAGGTTTGGTATATGAAACGACCGGTTCAACACATCGGTTACAGACAACGGTATATAATTCTTATTATCGAGAGAATATGTGTATTTCGTTATTGTATTGCCTCCATCAAATGCCGCAGGAGAAAATGTAACATCGATGGATTGTGAAAATGAAATTGCCGAAGTGATGATTGGGGGGTCAGGAATCACAAACGGTTTTAATGGAAATGTAACCAGGGGTAAAGAATAACCGCGAGCATTTATCGCGACAATATAAAATATATAAGATGTTCCATTTTGTAAAGAATTGACCGTAAACGACCGATTCGCAAATTCGGTGGAAGTAAGGGACGTATATGTGTTTCCACTATCGATGGAATATGCATAGGACGAAATAGAGTTTCCTCCGGTAAATGATGGATTGTTGAAACTGACTTGAATAGACGACTCGAGAGGAATTAAATTACCGATTGTAGGTGTATCTGGCACCGTAAAATCGGGTCTAATATATGCACTGACGGTCGGTAAAGAACTTCCACGCGCATTCACCGTTCGAAAATAAACCTTGTATAAATTTTCATTGGTCAAGTTGCTTACGGTAAACGACCGATTCGCCACTTCGGTATTGGACAACACTTTGTATGAAGAGTTAATCGGTGCGGAATACCCGTCGTTGGTTACAATGGAATACTCGTATGTCATTGTGTTTCCGCCATCAAATGGTTGTGTAAACCGTGCAATAATCGAACCAAACGATGGGTCGATCGAATCAAAAACGGGAGGGTCGGGAATATCGAATGGAATAATCGGTCCATTCGACGAAACCACCGAATTTCCACGGGCGTTATTTGCAGTTAAATATACGGTATATGCATTTCCATTTATCAAGTTTGGTATGGTAAATGATTGATTCGACACGTCGGTATTACTTAACGGCAAATATGTAATATTATCGAGTGAATATGCATATGACGTAATTGTGTTTCCGCCATCAAAGGAAGATTGTTGAAAATTCACCAAAATAGATGCAACTAAAGGGACGGTCGAAACAATGCTAGGACTTCTCGGCACGGAAAAGGGATGAACCTCACTTACCGAATAATATGTGGAATCTCCGGCAGAATTGGTGGATTTTAGAAAGACCAGATAATCTTGTCCATTGGTTAAACCGCTAACACGTAATTTGTATTGATTTGTGCTTTCCGGAATTGCGACTATAGTAGATGTCGGAACATGAACGAACGATATATCCGTATTGTATTCATATAAAACCCCTATGTCAAAAATTGCAATGATTGTTTCATTTAATGGGTCGGTCTCATCCCGAATAGTGAATGTTGTACGTCCAATAGAAGACCTTGTAACATTTTCAAACGTATACGTGTAGGTGTTTTCGGTTGGTATAAATGTTGATACGAGTATTCCAAACAAGTTGTTGCCGGTTTTAACATATAATTTATATATTCCATTTGCAAAAGCAGTCTCGATTTCATCCACTACGGTATAGGTGAGGTTTGTCGGGACATTCCGGTAAAAGTTGTCCGGTGTAATGCTGGGTAATGCCAGATATTCCGTGCTAATAGATGCAAACAAATATTTATATTGAACGATTTGCTTTGTGAAATACAACCCGATTGTATCTACATTATCACTCTCTAAAATAAAATCGCCAAGACTTTTAGTAATATCAATCGAACCACGAACATTTATACCAATCGTTGTTTGGATTTTTTCTATAATATATCTCCAATTCAAATCATTCCATAAATTATACGATAATAAATCTATATGCTGAACGTTGTTTTCTAGTGCTAACCATAATAAAAAATCAATATACAAAGACCATGTATACAAATTGACATCATTTATCTCTACATTATATAAAATAGATTCCGGCATATAGTCCAAAAATTTGTATGTCGAACTCTCGATTTTCGGTTGAATAATCCCGACTGAATCATATCTAACCAAAACCTGGTTTTTGATATCATCAATCGTGTCAGTATAGTAATGAAATACAATATAATCAGTATCGGGAATTAATGTCCGAATGATATTAGTGTAATCATCAATCCGGTCGTCAATAAGAACCAGACGCATTATATATAATAATCTATTATTTATATACAAACATAATATTTATTAAATTTATTCACCTACGAAACTCGTTCCTCGTTTCTCAGGCGTTCTCACACGTTCTGGATTCGCTGGTCCGGCGTTCTCGCAATACACTAAACAATATAAACGATATATTACAATTCATATTATTTACATTTACTGTTATCAATAAAATATCCTCATTCCGTTTTTTACTACGGTCGTTCCTCACTCCGTAAATACTACACTACCAATGGAATTAGCAACAGAACCCGATATATATTCGCCTTGTGTAGACAATATGGGAAATTATATTGATAAACACCCCAATTTTTCAGTATTGCCGAATGGAATCCGTTGTCCTTGTGGTGGTAGAAAAGAAACGTATTCGAGTTCATCATTTGGACCTCATACCAAAACGAAAATGCATAAAAAATGGTTGGACCAAATCACCGCAAACAAGGCAAATTATTATCGGGAATGCGAAGAACATAAACAGACAATACATACTCAAAAAATTATCATTGCCCAATTAGAACACGAATTGCAATTGAAAACCCGAACTATCGATTATATGTCTTCGCAATTGCTAGGGTTCATTTCGAAAAACCAAACACGCGAGTCGAATAGTATCGTTGGCGATTTGATTGAGTTTGATTAGATATTGCGGTATTCCCGGACAAGCGAAGCAGTGACGACGTTAGGAGTTTCGTAGGTGAATTGTGGTATTCCCGGACAAGCGAAGCAGTGACGACGAAGAAGTTTCTCCGGGAATACCGCAGATACCCTCGTAGTTATATGTATAAAATATATACAATTATAATATACATATAGTGATAAACCATAATTAGTATGGGTCCAAAGAAAAACCAAACGAATAACACACGCAAAAATAATAAAGCAACTATATTATCTTCATTAAATCCACCGACCTCCGGAGTTGTTGCGAACGATGAACCACCCACACTAAATGTTGGAAATGCAAATGTGATAGAACCGATTCGTCAAATAAATACAACAAACAAAACGGTGAAAAAACGCAGTAAATATTGCCCAAGGGGGTCAAGACGCATAAAAGGTGTATGTGTACGTACTATTGACGGAGTAGTTGTTCCTGAAATAGGGGATGATACCGAACCGGACGAGCAACCCGGACAACAACAAAATATACCACAACCCGAGAATATAAATGTGCCTACCGCAAAAAAACAAATACCACCGCAAGACGAAGAAATCGACGACATTCAGTGTAAAACCAAACGAACCGATATGAATGCGTTTTTAGCACAAAAAGAACGCATGGAGTATGACGAACACCGACAAGAGACGATAATGGAGGATGACCCATTCAACTCTCTATATCCTGACCTAAATAATCCCGATTTCCATTTACGTATTGCTGATCGAAAAGAATTCCAAGAAACGAAATACGACGATGTCATATACGATATTCGTGCCCAATCCGATATTATGTGTAATGCCAAATTCGAATTAATGCCTCATCAATTGTTTGTGAAAAACTTTTTATCTATGCAAACGCCGTATAATAGTTTATTATTATATCACGGTCTTGGAACGGGTAAAACATGCACGGCAATTGGCGTAGGCGAAGAAACCCGTAAATATATGTCGCAAATGGGTATTCGAGACAAAATACTCATTGTTGCTTCGCCCAACGTACAAGAAAATTTCCGCACACAATTGTTTAATGAATCCAAATTAAAACAGATATTTCACCCAAACAATCCTGCCGAATTCACGTGGAATATCGAAACGTGTGTCGGCGAATCACTCTTGAAAGAAATCGACCCCAACGGCGTCCGTAACGTCCCGCGTGAACGAATTATCACCAATATACAAACCATCATCGGCACATGGTATGAGTTTATGGGATACGGGCAGTTAGCAAACTACATTACGAACCATACCAAAATAACGAATCCAACGGCATATACTCCCGAAGAACGCAAACAAATTGAATTACGCAAAATCCGCAGTGCATTCAATAACAAGACCATTATAGTGGATGAAGTACACAATATCACACAAATTGCCGAAAACAAACACCAGACTACGGGAGCGTTATTATTGAGAGTGGCGAAATATGCCGTAAATATGCGATTACTATTGCTCTCGGCAACACCGATGTTTGATACTTATAAGGAAATTGTATGGATTGCTAACCTACTAAATGCCAACGATAAACGTTCGCAAATCGATATCCCCGATGTGTTTGAGTCCAATGGAAAATTCAAAGAAGTTTCGGGGAAGGATGCGTGTGGCATTCCAAAAGAAAACGGCAAAGACTTATTAATGAGAAAACTCACCGGATATGTTTCGTATGTTCGTGGCGAAAATCCATATACGTTCCCCTTTCGGGTATATCCAGACGTCTTTTCTCCCGAAAAAACGTTTTCATCGGGTATACCGTATCCTACTATGCAAATGAATAATACTCCCGTTATTCATCCATTGTCCCATATAAAAGTGTACCTAAATGAAATGACTGCCGATAGTTATCAATACAAGGCATACAAATATATTGTTAGCACCATTCGTAGAGCAGCGCTTGACGAAAACGGCGACGCAAACCAGTTTATTATGTTACAAAAACCAGTCGAGTGCCTAAATATAGTGTATCCCAACGCTCAATTCGAGAAAATGTTATATTCTCCACTACCTGAAAATGAAGCATCGATTACTATTCCGGCAAACATTATTGGCGAAAGTGGATTCAATAGTATTATGGTGTATAAAGAAAAAGGGGCACTTCAATCCCCCAAATTCGATTATAAACCGAGAGTCGTAGAAAAATACGGCAGAGTGTTTTCACCGGATATACTCCCGAAATATTCCAAAAAGATGTCGAATATATGCAATATTATTCGAAACACCGAAGGCATTGTATTGATTTATTCGCAATATATTGACGGAGGTGTAGTTCCCATGGCACTTGCTCTCGAAGAAATGGGATTTACGAAATATAGCGAAAACGAATCCACTAATAAATCATTGTTTCGCACTCCGCCATGCGAACCACTGGATGCAATCACGATGCTTCCAAGACCGCAAGTTTTACGAGAGGCATTCCGTCCAGCAAAATATATAATGATTACGGGGAACAAAATGTATTCGCCCAATAATGCTGCCGAAATCGACTATACCAAACTAACGGAAAATAGTGATGGTTCAAGAGTCAAAGTGATACTGATTTCGAAAGCCGGATCGGAGGGTCTCGATTTTAAACATATACGACAGATACACATATTAGAACCGTGGTTTAATATGAATAGAATTGAACAGATTATCGGGAGAGGCGTGCGTAATTTGAGTCATTGCGGTCTGCCATTCAACCAACGAAACGTGCAGATATATTTACACGGCACGATTTTCGAAGAGGGAGATACAGAAGAACCGGTAGATTTGTATATTTATCGCATTGCCGAAAAGAAGGCATTACAGATTGGGCAGGTCACAAGACTCTTGAAAACCATTTCCGTAGATTGTGTTTTGAATATTGGACAAACAAATATGACAGCAGAAAAACTATTGTCGAGAGTCGAAAATCAACGAATCGACGTTCGTTTAGCAACGAAAAATCAAGTGACGCTTCGTGTAGGTGACCAACCCTATACGGATATTTGCGATTATATGGATACGTGTGAATACACTTGTCGTAATTATACTCCCGAAACGAATCCAGATGAAAATACGACAACGTATTCTACGAAATTTGCCGAATCAAATATACACGCCATTACCAAACGTATCCGGGATTTGTTTCGAGAACAATCGGTATATAAACGAGACCAATTGATTGCGTCGATTAATATCCGCAAAAAATACCCGCTCGAACACATTTTTTATGCACTCTCGATTTTCATTGAAAATGAATACGAATATGTAGTAGATAAATACGAACGCAATGGTCGGTTAGTCAATAATGGCGAGTATTACGCTTTCCAACCAATCGAAATCAGTGATGAACAAACCACTATATTCGAGAGAAGTGTGCCAGTTCAATATGCTCGTACCGGATTTTCTCTCGAATTACCAAAACAAATCACCGCTATTCAACCGGATACATTGGTAAAAGCAAATACAAATGTTCCATTACCCGACAATACTATAGCGGAGGCAGAAGAACCAGTGGTCGATATGGAAAAAACAGATGCGATAAATACACTGAAACAAATCCAGAAACTATACGATACGACGAACGACCCCGCAGAAAAGAACCCGCCACTCTTGAAATTGGATAAAACGTGGTATGAGAATTGTGCATACGTAAAAGATAAATTGATGAGTAAATATGGAATCACTCCTGAAAATCTAATGGGATATATTGTTTCACACATATTAGACGAAATGAATCATGCCGAAAAACTTGCCGTGTTTATGTATTTATATGACGCCGAAAAACCAACCGTTCCTAGCGATAATACCCAACAACTAGTGAATATTGTTATGGCATATTTTGAAGGTCGTATGTTTCGAAACGCACCACATAACAAATGGGGTATTTTATTAGTGGACAATGCCAAAGTCGAAATGTATATACGCAGTCTCGACGACTCTCGACCAGAATGGAATATTGCGGAAATAAGCGAATATAAGTATTTTAAAGAAGATATATCAAAACATATGATTATTGATAAATCGTTGTTGAATCGTATTATCGGGTATATTGTCATGTTTAAAACGATTAAAATGACGTTCAAATACAAGGATATTACACACACCCGCAACAAATTAGGTGCACGGTGCGACAGTGCTGGAAAACAAGACATTATCGATATGTTGAATAAAGTAATTGGTCGTGAAACCTACACAACCGGAAACACGGAAGGCAAATTACTTCACCCTCATTTATGCGTTATTTTGGAAATGTTATTGCGGGATTATACTCGTGGAAGAAAAGATGGACGAATTTATTATTTGACTCCTGAACAAAGTATATTGAACGAAATTACAAAGTACAGTACGGGGTGAGCGTAGCCCCCTTGAGGGAACTACGTTCCCCCAAACCCCCTCCTAGAATAGTGGAGATGAAGTGTTTCTTTAACAAACTAAAAGGAGGGGGTTAGGGGGGACGTAGTTCCTTCAAGTGGAATGTGTGTTCTTTAATAAACTAAAAGGAGGGGGTTTGTGAGAACGCCGTAGCGAGGCACGAGCGTAGGTGTTCGAGGAATAACCGGAGATGGTTTACCATCGAAGGTTATTGGGGGAACGTAGTTCCTTTAAGTGGAATGTGTGTTCTTTAATAAACTAAAAGGAGGGGGTTAGGGGGAACGTAGTTCCCCCACTACAGTTGCTAACGGTGTAGGCGATGTGAGAACGCCGGAGCAAGGAGGAACGACTTGCGTAGGTGTTTGATGAATAACCGGAGATGGTTTACCATCGAAGGTTATTGCATATTGCGCTGCCGTAAAAACAACCGGACGAAAAATGATTTCCTTTTCGAAAACGGTTTGGCATCCGTTACATTTACATTGTGTTTCGTTTATAAGATGAAATCTACCCGCAATATTGGGAACTTTTCCGGTTGACATACAAACCGGACAATGATAATTGCAAGTGTTTGACGAATAAGAAAATCGACTGCCCATTGTGTTGTATTCGAGTGAGTATAAAGAAAATGCAAAAAGAGAGAATATATACAATATACACCATCGGTTTATATTGTTTTTCTATTATTTATGGAGTGACAACAATCATAAAGTAGAAAACGTAGTAAATTGTGAGAACACCTACGCTTTGCGTAGTTTAAGGCGTTCTCACACAATCGGTTTATAGTAAATGTATTATAAAATTGAATATAAACGAAATGCTTATATATTACTTCACAATAACAGTTTGTATCATACATATATAAAATCATGTCACATATTCGCAAAAACATACAATCGGCAACTCAATTCGAAGTGACTCTCGAAATGGATGAATATTTAAAACGAAATGAAGAACGAATCCGTAAAATGGCATTACAAGAAAAGATTACAGCACTTGCAAACAACCCTAATTACGGCGAAATCATTTTACAAAACCAACAAAATGGAGCACTCTACACCCAAAACGCAATACGCAACATAACGGAATCAAATGAAATATACAAAAAATTGAACCGGAAAACTGCCAACAAAACAAACACACAACCACAAACAATATAAAATATATCCAATAGTATATTATTAATCGCAATACAAAACATCGAATCAATATGACATCCGTAGCACAACCCAATACCAATCCAAACGTAGGACCAGTATTTCGTAAAGGACAAAATCAAGGCGACGGGCAACAACCAAATACATACGGTGTATATGTGCGTTCGTTATTATCTATGAAAGTCATATTAAAAATCACGGAAATCGGTCGACAAGTCAAGCAAAATTTAGAGAGAAAAATCGTACAACAAACAGAAGGCAAATGTATCCCACAAGGATTCATTCGCCCCAATTCAGTGAGAGTGGTGAGTTATTCCAGCGGGAATATTCAATCCGAAAATATTGAATTTACAACCGTATATGAGTGTTTGGTGTGTCATCCCGTCGAAAACATGCGGATCGACTGCACTGCTCGCACGATTACGAAAGCAGGTATTCATGCCGAAGTTGTCACTGACAACAATGTCGTGCCATTGACCGTGTTTATTGCTCGCGACCATAACTATACGAATCGGGATTTCGATAAAATCAAGGAAAACTCGAAAATACAAGTGAAAATATTAGGCATACGATACGAATTGAACGACCCCTATATTTGTGCAATCGGGATGTTAGTGGAATCTGATGCTGAACGAATGCGAAACCGCCCCCGACCGAACACCAATCCAAGCACAAAAGTGCGTATATTGGAAGAAGAACCTGCCGAACCGATTCCGGCAGAATTAGTCGACGATTCGGATGACGACATGTAAATCACCTTTTGTAGTATTCCCGGACAAGCGAAAATATACGGAAAACATAATAGAAAACTAATATAAACAAATAATCAAACCATTTACATATTCAAACTCTCTATATTTACTCTATTTTATATAAAACCGCACAAAATGGCGACCGAAGTATTAGAACGAACCGGACCCAGCATTACCGTTTTGGAAAATTTGAAAACCAAAATCGAATCAATGAACAAAAAGCAGCATATCGAGATTTTGAAAATCCTCACACAATTTCCCAATGTAAAATTAAACGAAAACAAGAGTGGGGTTTTTATAAACCTTCTTTTTTTACCAAAAGAAACGATTGAGGAATTGGATAAATATATACAATATATCGACGAACAGGAAACGAATATTATGTCGATCGAGACACAAAAAAACGAATACAAAAGTGCCTACTTTACCGAAAAACACAACGAAAAACTAAATAAAGAGGAAGAGGCAATATTATAATATACCAACCCCGAATCTATCAACATATCCCATACAACAAAATATACACAAATAAATGTCTGCTTTTTTACATCAAATTTTTTATGCAAATAATAAATTTGGTCACGATTCACCTGAAGATCTATCTGCATTCGTAGAAGAATTGTCGAAATGGTCTGCTCCATTATCCTTCTATGGTTTACCATCGAAGGTTATTACGCCTCGCTACGGCGTTCTCACAGTTCTCGAAAAAGAGAAACCTCCAGACTTTGCCTACGAGAATAAATTCTCTTCGGCAAATCCTCAAACACCTATGCAAGTCGTTCCTCCTTGCTTCGGCGTTCTCACAAAACCAAAGACATCCCGCCCATTATTCGATAAACCGGCACGTCCGGTTCATCCCAGGATTCCGTCGAATCTCTCGATTTTCCAAAGCGTTTTTTTGTTGCATTATGGTTATAGCGAATATATAATGGCGGGAAACCGAATGTTGAATCGAGAGTTAGAAGAGAAACAAAAGATTATGGAAACACTCTCGAAAACACCGAAAAAACTAAAGGAATGTAATCATAAATTGACGAATGATAATATCCAAGAGATTCTTTCGGGATTATTGGTGGCAACCAAAGAAGAAATCATGCATTTGGTGGCGTATTCGGTATACTACAATCGCATTATATATTTGGTATTTACGCATTCGTATTTGGTATTTTCACCTACAAAAGAAACTGCCGTCGATTCAACAAACATTGAATCCGTATATATACTGAACCAAACGCGAAAACATCCTAAATATGGCGGTTCGTATTATCCCGATTTCAACCCGACTCTCGAAAAATTGGAAAACATACACAATAGCAAAATCCATTTAGAACATTACGCTAAACCATTCAAGGGTGTTTCTGCATACAAACTACCGGAATTGGAAGAAATGGCAACCAAGATGGGTGTTTTCGAAAACGGTGTTCCCGTTAAATACAAGAAAAAGGAATTATATGATAAAATCGTCGAAGTGTGTTGTGCCGGGATTTGTGCTTAATGGGGGAACGTAGTTCCCCCAATAACCTTCGATGGTAAACCATCTCCGGTTATTCCTCGAACACCTACGCTCGTGCCTCGCTACGGCGTTCTCACAATTCACCTACGCATCTCCTTTGTCGATGCTACGGGAATACTACAATTCACCTACGCATCTCCTTCGTTGATGCTACGGGAATACTACAATTCACCTACGCATCTCCTTCGTCGATGCTACGGGAATACTACAATAACCTTCGATGGTAAACCATCTCCGGTTATTCCTCGAACACCTACGCTCGTGCCTCGCTACGGCGTTCTCACAATTCACCTACGAAACTCCTTCGTCGTTTCTTCGGGAATACTACAAACGCCTACCTCTACGAATCCAGCGTTCTTCACATATTCGAAAGGAGGGGGTTTGTGAGAACGCCTTAAGCTACGCAAAAGCGAGGCGTAAGCGAAGGTGAGAGCGTAGGTGTTCGAGGAATAACCGGAGATGGTAGATACGAAGTGACCATCGAAGGTTATTGAATTACTCCGTTCTCACAAAATTGATACGAAATGTCGGGTATAGTCTGGATTACAAACATCAACACATATATAAACATAAATTAATATATACCTTTATACTATACCACCTCCATCACAATCCAATATATATTTTATATAAATGAATATAAATAGTGCGAATCCAAAAATGCCTTCTGCCGAAAATATAGACGCACAAAAAAACCCGAAACGAGAACTGGAAGAAATGATTGCTGCTTATTTTAACCAAAACCCGGCAATCGCGACCAATAAATATAAACCCGTGCCTGAATTAGAAGTTAGTTTTGGAACAATACGTAATAACAAGAGTATAACCAAACTCGATTATGATACGGTAGTGAAGCATTTATATTCAGAGGGGTTTACCACAGAAAATTCGAGAGGCGTTCATATGCTACGTATTAAAGAAGAATACGTGGATGCTCGCACTGGCGAAAACCGCATTTCCAATATTCGTGCAGAAATAATGGGTGTTGATTTAATACAAGAATATTGCCGCACCAATAGTATCCAAAAGATATTGGATATGCCGTCGACCATGTATGCAGAGAATGAAAAACTTAAATTTACGCAAAAGACTGCAGTATATGATGCCGACAAAAAACCCATTCGTTCGATACAGTTTCCCGAATTCAACTTTAATGCGAAATACCAGATGGAACGGGATTTTAGTGTGGATTCGAATATTGCAAAAATGAGTATTAGTAAATGGACGGACACCCGCAAAATATTTCGTCACATGAATCGTGTCCAGTTTCGCAATCCCGATTTTCCAGTATTTGTCGATATTAGTATTGTGCGTAGTTCGAAAAATGTCGGGCGAACACAAATGCCACAATATACTATCCAAGATGCCGGCGTATTTGAAAATGACGAAACATATGAGATTGAGTTGGAATTAAACAATCGAATGATCGGACCCAATTCACACATATACAATACTCCCGAGAAAGTGCTTGTCGCATTACGCAAATGTATTCGTATTATCTTAGGTGCATTACAAGGAACGCCATATCCTATCGGCAAAACCGAACAAAACGACATTTTACAAGAATATATGAAAATCGTCCACGGCGACACTTATGAACCCCGCCGAATCAACCCGAAAGATTTCATTGGTCCGTCCTCCGTTACATTGCGTATCGATAATGTTGCTCCAATCACAGATAAATTATCGTCGCCGAATATACGAACTGGATACTGTGTTACAGACAAGGCAGACGGCGACCGTAAATTGCTATATATCGGTGCAAACTCTCGAATTTATATGATAGACACCAATATGAACGTCCAATTTACCGGAATGATGACGTCGAAAAAAGAATTGACACGCACTATTATTGATGGCGAACATATTTTATATGACAAAAAAGGCGACATTATTAATTTGTATGCTGCATTCGATATTTATTATTTACACGGCAAATCGTTTCGCGAAAACCGGTTTATAAGGGTAGACCCCGAAATGCCGGAAAATCAGTTTCGTCTAACGATATTAGTCAAATGCATTCAATTGATTCAACCCAAAATGATTATGGCGGAGAGAGACGAACATATAAAAGAAACCTGCACTGCCGATTTCTCCATAAAATGCAAACAGTTTTTCGTTGCCGACGATACATTTTCTATATTTGATGGATGTAAGAAAATACTGACCGAGAGTATATTCGAATACAATACCGATGGGTTGATTTTCACTCCCATCGATTACGGAGTTGCCGGAGATGCCGTGGGTAAAGCAGGGCATATCTTCAAACCAAGATGGGTACATTCATTCAAGTGGAAACCTGCCGAATTCAACACCATCGATTTCTTGGTAAGCAGTAGTCTCGATACGGACGGCAAAGCAGAAATACACACGATATTGCCCGACGGCATGGAATTAGGACGAGCACAAACAATTACGCAATACAAAGTCATTCATTTAAAATGCGGATTTAGTACAAAAGAGCACGGATACTTGAACCCGTTCCAAGATGTCATTGACGGAAAACTGCAAAAGGAAACCGACGATCGCAAAGAAAACGAGTATTTACCAGTTCCTTTTCAACCCACACAACCATACGACCCAAAAGCACATTTATGTTATGTATCGTTATTGCGTGATGGCACAAATGCTCTATATATGCAAACCGTCGAAGGAGAGTATTTCGAAGAAGGCATGATTGTCGAATTCAAATTCGATACGTCCAGATCGGGAGGTTGGCGATGGATTCCGTTGCGTGTGCGGTATGACAAGACTTCCGAATTGCGTAGTGGGTCTCGCAATTTCGGTAATTCGTATGATGTGGCAAACTCGAATTGGGCGTCCATTCATAACCCGATTACCGAAGAAATGATTACAACCGGAGCACATATACCCGAATATACGGGCGACGACGATGTCTACTATAACACAAACAAAACGGGAGGATACGATACACAATCTCTCAAGGATTTCCATAACCTATATGTGAAACGCAAATTAATAACGGGTGTCAGTCAATCCCGGGATACACTCATTGATTTTGCCGTAGGGAAAGCAGGAGATTTATCGAAATGGGTTTCGGCAAACTTGTCGTTTGTGTTTGGCGTCGATGTCTCGAAAGACAATATCCAAAACCAAAAGGACGGCGCATGTGCTCGGTATTTGAATACCCGTCGCAAATTCCCGAAAGCAATGGACGCCATTTTCCTACATGGAAATAGTGGGTTAAATATACGTAATGGCGATGCATTTATAACGGATAAAGAGAAACGCATTGCCAAAGCCATTTTCGGGAATGGTGCAAAAGACCGGAAAACATTGGAAGAAGGGGTATTTCGTAGTCATGGAATCGGTCAAGAAGGATTCCGTATTAGTTCTTGCCAATTTGCTCTCCATTATTTCTTTGAAAATGCCAAAACGCTCCATTCATTCTTACGCAATGTTGCTGATTGCACTGCCTTGGGAGGGTATTTCATCGGGACGTGTTATGACGGCAAAAAAGTGTTTCGAATGCTACAACGAAAATGGAAAGGCGAATCGTTCACGATACAACACGGTTCATATAAAGTATTTGAAATCACGAAACAATATGAAGAAACCGGATTCCCCGAAACGGAACTCTCGTTAGGGTATGCGATTGATGTGTTTCAGGAATCCATTAATAAATCTTTTCGAGAGTATTTGGTGAATGTCGATTATTTGGTGCGTTTAATGGAAGATTACGGATTTACAGTAGTATCAAGGAAAGATGCCGAAAAAATGGGATTGCCGAATGGAATTGCGTCATTCGAAACATTGTATATTGATATGTTACACGAAATCGAGAGGCGTCGAGATGCCGAAGACGAATACGGCACAGCAATGCGAATGACGGAAGACGAGAAGATTATTTCGTTCTTGAATGTATTTTTCGTATTCCAAAAAACACGCACTGTAAATACGGCAAAAATAACGGAAATGTTTGCGTTGGAGGACGAGAGACAAGACCAAGGCGTCCAAGAAGATTCGGAAGAAGAAGGCGAGAGTGCAATGGATTCAGTTGCCAGACGCACGAAAAAATATCTCAAAAAGAATGCCAAGAAAACGGTTGCATTTGCTGACGATATGGTATTGGCAACTACAACTGCAGATGCCGTTTCCCGCCATTTTATTCGTCAAATCGACCATCCCAAAATCACTATTGGCAAATACGAACCACCGAGTGAAAAACCGACGGTTGCCCGTTTAGAAGAAAATATGGAAGAAACCGAACAGAATCCGGAAAATATACCAATTCCTCTCGTCGAATTCCGTGCCGATGTGCCCAAGAAAGAACTTGGGGCAATCGAAATCAAAGCAATCGACCCTTCGCAAATCAAACGTGGCGAAATCAAACGTGTTATAAGAGTGCCAAAAGCAAAAATTGCGTTAAAAAATACATAATATTCTCTTACGATGGTTTACCATCGAAGGTTATTCGTAGGTGAATTCTATCTACAAAATATACAATTATACAAATTGTAAAAAATAAAAAATGTATATGTATTATATAATTTTCATTGTATTTTTTTGTTTTTTTTTGAAAATGCCAACTATAATTAATATGAACAAGTATGCATATACAAAACGTTCCGTTATTGTGCCATTATTTACAGATAATTCGAGAGTATATTATAAACCACATTCATTGGCACCAGGGGGCGTAGGAACCGTTCGCAATACGCGTGTGAAAGCAAACAAAACATAATTTTTATTTTATAAACACACTACTCTCTCGAAAAATCACTTTATTGCCAGACAACCATATCACTAGATTTCCGGCATACCGAAATGTCTGGACTTCTATTTCCACAACAATTTGCGGTTGATCGTCGGCGTCGTCGTTATCGTCGTCGTCGTTATCGTCGTCGTCGAATTTATATTCTGGGTAATCGAAATAATTGTCATATTGGATGTCAGGGTCTACCTCATATATTTGCAGAGTTATAAAGTAATATTTATCGTCATTTATAGTCAAATAAACGTATTCGATGTCGTCATTCTCGTCGTGTTCCTTCGGAGGGATGGTTTGTAATATAGCATAACGAGAGTCATCTTTGGGAATTCGATTTACTGGTGGCAATGTTTCTTTATAAAGAGGAAGAATCATATTGTCGTCGAATAATGCAGTCATTTTTATTATGGTTTGTGTATATGAGATTTTACGGTGTGTATGCGGAGTTACGTAGTAATTTTGATGTATGAGTAGATGTATATTATGTATTACATAATATGCAGTGAGTTAAAATCAATTTTGTAGTATTCCCGTAGCATCGACGAAGGAGATGCGTAGGTGAATCGAGGAATAACCGGAGATGGTTTACCATCGAAGGTTATTGTAGTATTGTAGTATTCCCGGAGCATCGACGAAGGAGATTTAACTTCACAAACGGAGGGGGTAAGGGGGAACCTTGGTTCCCCCTAGTCCTAACTGAGTTCGCCAATAAGACATTTTGAGAGTGTCATAATAATTACGAGAACTCATTTTTTCATGGTCATACACTAATGTATCAAGATCCAAATCCGTCCAAGAATCCAATATCACCATTGGTAAATCCGGCAGTTGTTTGCGAATGATATCGATATAAGGTGACCTCAGTACAATTGGCACACATTTTACATACAATGCTTCCCAGAATCGATGAGTATCTGCACCATTTCCTTCGGGACAAATACAAAATGAATATGTACTTAATATTTCTTGATACATTAACGGTGGAAAATTATCTAAAAACGAGACCTTATCTCTCAATTGCTTATAACATTCATTTCGTTTGTCGAAATTCGTCGAAAGATTGAAATAAAAATACACACTCTCGGTTTTATTATTATCGGCATTGATTGCGCTTTCCGAATTACGAAAAAACGATAAATCCCCATGTGACCATTGACTATTTGCCAACCCAATTGGTAAAACACACAATTTCGGGTGTTCGAATCCAACGTTCTGTGCATACCATTTGTCCAATGTTGGATGGTCTAAAATACGAAGTACTTCGGGAGTCGGTAAAATATTTTGGTCAGAGTTATGTGTGATTAATCGAAAAGCGTGAGGATTTGTAAAAAACTGGATTTTATCTGCTAATAACGAAAGCAAATGCCCATAGCAAAACACAAGACGTGGATTATTAAACGGTGCAACGATTCGACGAATATCACAATGTTTCGACGTATCTTTGGCAATCACCGGATTATATAGAAAATCATTTGGCATTCCCAAATACATATCTGCAAGTTGTTGAAGTCGTTCTCCTTTAATGATTTCTTCGTGGAATAAAGGAGTTTTATTGGTTGTCATATATGATTCGTATTCAAATAAAAACCCTATAATGGAAACGGATATAAATAGAAGTCAAAATATTTTTTATATCTATTGCAATGAATATTATTTTAACATGTGTAGGTAAATTTCAAGAATATATTTTGGAGAACATTACCCAATTATTGACTTTAGGTCACACATCGATTTATGTGATTACCGATAGAAAGTTTTTTACAAATTTCGGGAGTCTATGTCTCGATATTATTCTCATAGATGTTGCCGAATTACCAGATACATATAAATACGCCGCAAAATGCCCCATGGATAAATCATTTCGCGAAGGATTTTGGGTGAATACTTCAGCGCGGTTTTTCTACATATATGAATGTATGCGTAAATACGGAATACGAGATGTGGTTCATATAGAAAATGACGTAGTCATATATTACAATGCGGATGTGCTGGAAGCATTGGTAGATAAAACGCGAATCTACATGCCATTTGATTCATACTCTCGAAATATTGCCAGTATTGTCTATATTCCAAACCATCAAACACTTGCCTATATTTTAGACCATTATGATGTTCGACGAAACGATATGTATAATTTTGCGAAACATCTTTCGAGTGGAAAAGTCGATACGTTCCCTATATTCACAAACAAATATTACCAGAATCCGTATGATGAGAAGACGTTCGTCTCTCGAAATTATGCTCGATTTCCCTATTTGTTTGACGCGGCCGCAATGGGTCAATATTTAGGTGGAATCGACCCATTGAACCAATCCGGCGATACACGTGGATTCGTAAATGAAACTACCGTTATACAATACGATAAATACAAGTTTGTTTGGTCGAATCACTTGACACAAACAAATATATACCAACCATTTTTGTATGTTGCAGATACCGACAAAGAAAATACAACGCAATTACTCCCGATTTTCAATTTACATATTCATTCCAAGACTGTGAACCGATTCACATCGAAATCGTCTGCCCCATTTTATAATTCCTTTTTTGCGTATCATTCGAATGTAGAGTTGTTATTATCCTTCGATGGTAAACCATCTCCGGATAATACGCTGTCCGGCGTTCTCGCAACCCCTAATAATACTCTCGAATCCTTTACAAAACAATCCATTCAATCTATAGACGGGTATCCATTTGTATCGCCCGGTTATACAAACGTAAAGACGTTTGACGTGGTTGTTCCAGTCGGTCCAAATGATGTATCGTTTATACAAAAACACGTTCAATATATTCAACAAAACGTAATGGGGTTTCGCAATATATATGTCATATCCTATGATGATACGACCCGTGTTCCTGGGTGTATTATGATTAGTGAATCTATATTTCCGTTTTCGAAAACCGACGTATCTTTTCCAGAAGTATATATCGGGGAAAAATTATGCAATCGAAACGGTTGGTATCTTCAACAACTGCTTAAAATGTATTCACCATTTGTGATTCCGGGTATTTTAGAGAATATACTAGTGATTGATGCCGACACGGTGTTTTTACGCCCTACTCACTTTATCCAAAACAATAAATTCTTGTATGGGTTTAGTAAGGAGAATCATATGCCATATTTCGAGCACGCGGCAAAATTACATCCTTCGTTTACCAAAACAGACCCTGAAAAATCGGGTATTGTCCATTATATGGGATTTCAACGTAAGTATTTAAAAAAAATAATGGATATGGTGGAAGAATACCATAAAAAACCGTTTTGGCGTGCGTTTTTAGATAATGTGGATATAATAGAAGGTTCAAGTGCAAGTGAATATGAATTGTATTTTCATTTTATGATGCGTATGTTTCCAGAGAAAATTGAGTTACGAGAATTAACCGGCAAGACAGTAATGTTGCCCGATGTTATACCTATACAAACCTGCGATGTAGTTTCGTGCCATTCGTATGCACGCTGTGCATAATTATATAACGAATGAATGATAATTCACCTACTCAAGTCGTTCCTCCTTGCTTCGGGAATACTACACATTACGACTTCCAGTTTTTGCCGCAGTCAAGACAAGATACGAAAACCGTTGCAGGTTCATCTGCACTACGGGTCTGCATCTCATAATAGGTGCAACGTTTTGACTTGCATTTTTTACATGTAAACATATCGGTCGATGCTTCGATATTGTTGGTGCATTTCGATGCATCTCGCTTGCGTTTTCGGTCGATGAGTTCTCGCCAACGTATAGGGTTAAATTCCTGATGTGTCATAAAGGCAACTGTTTGTGGAAGAGTTTCGCCATTGACAATTTGATTCACCAAGTCGGGATTTTTTAGATTGATGTATATGCTACGCATTCGGTCCAGATACAATTGCGTAAATGCCGGATTTTCCCATTTCTTCACGATTTTTCGACTAGTGGATTCTTTTAATGTATAATTAAACACGCCTTTTTCCAAATTGGTTGCGTGTCGCAATGCCGTGTCGGAATCCGGATGTTCGAGAGTTTGGAATATGGTTTGGAGTTTTTGGCGGATATTTTCACGAAATGTATTGGGGTCTTGAATAGTGACGGACATTTTTTTAAGAGCGAGAGAGAACGAGAGAGTAGAATAATATGTATACTTATATGAGTGTATTATACATATTATTTCATATTGTTTGGTTATATTCAATTTTATAGGGGGGACTGCGTCCCCCCCCTTACCCCCCTCCTTAAGGGGAACTCCTGCGAAGCAGTTGTGATGTTGATATTTCGACTACGTCGAAATAGAAACATCGACTACGTTCCCCCCTTTTTATAACTCTTCGAGATTTATCATACATTGCGCGAACCCAACCGTATTATATTTTGTTGCCAACTTTTCATTTTGGTTAATAAAACAATCAAAACACAAGTTTCTTTTTTCATTGTCATACACCACACCAATATATTTATACTGTTTCGGCAATAACCTTCGATGGTAAACCATCTCCGGTTATTCCTCGAACACCTACGCTCGTGCCTCGCTACGGCGTTCTCACATTCTCATAACAACCCTCATTCACAAATTAAAAGGAGGGGGTTAGGGGGAACCTTGGTTCCCCCTCAAATGTACGATTCTTCAACAAGTTCATCCGTGCAACTAAAATACGTTGGATCGAAGTCTTCTTCTGCCGCAATCGGTGTTGAAGTTGATACAATGATTTCAGGATGTATCTTTATTTGTATATTCTCGGAAAGTTCTTGGGTCTGGGATTGTTTTTCAGTTGTCTTGGCGGTTTTAAATGGTTTGGTCTTTCTCGGGGTTGTCTGTTTGGCAGGTTTCGATTTAGAAGAAACAACTGCAACGGGTTCGTATTCACTTTCATCCGATTCTTCCGTATCATCCACTATAAATCCGTCTTTCACGTATCCTTCTTTGGTCCGGGGGACATTATCGTCCACACTATCGTCATCCTCCTCATCATCTTCCGAATCGTTTTTGTGAATGTCGTCGAACCCACCAAATAATCGTTCGTATATTTTCTCCCATTCTGCAAGTGAAATATCCACTACATTATTGCCGGATTTACACACTAATACACAACTCCCGAAAAACAATATATTATCTGCTGGTGGAGGGAAATCGTATTTGTTTTCTTGTCCTGCTCTTCCGGTAGTTTTACCATACAGTTCGATAGTAGTAGGTGCGTTCTTTAATGCTACAATAACTTTCGAAGATAAATCTTCTCCGGTTATTCCTCGAACATCTTCGTTCCTACGTTGCTCAGGCGTTCTCACCGTCCATTCACTATGTTTAGCAAAACCTTCTTTGCTTTTAAATCCCGCTTTTTTATAGAGTTCGTCTTCGACGAATGTTTTGGTATTGTATGGTTTGACTACCGAGTTTTTATCAATGATTAGAATAGATGGCATTTTTGTAGAGTCGGTAGTATGTTGTATATAAATTTCGAGAGTATGGATATGGTATATTGTCTATAGTAAAATATTTATATAGTTTGTAGTATCACTTTATGCCATCATATATATATTAATACAAATACATGTCTCCGAAAAGTAAAAAGGTGCACGCGTCAAAATCGAAATCCAAGAGTCGAACCATGAAAAAAGGCGGCGGAATGTTTTCTTGGTTAGGTTTAACCAAAGAAGAATCTAAATTTGATAGTGTAGTACCTGAACAATCTAGCGTTCAAACCACCAATGTCACTTCTACCCCAACTCCCGAAAATAAAAGCAGCAGTAGTATGTTTGGGGATTTTACGATGACGAATCCGTTTAGTGGAGTTTCTGCTTGGCTTGGGAGTGCTTCACAAGAAAAACGAAATACAGAGTTCGAAAAGGGAAAAGAGATAGCAGAAAAATCAGATGCAGTAAATAATGTAACAGGAGTGGCAGCGGCAGTGACATCAGTCGGCGGTAAAAAACGTTCCCGAAAATCTCGCAAATCAAAGAAACGTGTCCTCAAAAAATAAAAATGCCGTAAAACAAACCAAATAATATACACCGAATAATATTATAATGTGGTGGTTTGTTTTTCAAAACGTCATACTCTCGATATGCATCATTTTAATTATACAATATTTATGGGAATATTGTAAAACACATTACACAACACGCAAAACCAAGCACATTGTAGATGCACAAACACAGAAATACCGCAATATCATCAAGGAAATACAACATAATAGTTCGGCATCAACTCCTCTATCCCAATCGAATATAGGACAAATCGAGAGTATAGATATTGCGAATTATATTCCCGAAAAAGACAAGGCACAAATGATTCAAGAATTAACGCAATTTTTGCGTGTCGAATCGGGGGGTGACCTATGAAAATACATTTATATAAAAAAATATAAACACATCTTTACATATATGATAGACATATTGAACGAATCGATACACCAATACAAAATGGAACTGACACAACCGCAATTACAACGTTTATTACAACGTTTTCCATCATTTGAACTTTCCTATGAAACACTTACGCATAAGAAAGTTCCCTCCAATTACGATATTTGTTTAGGCGTTCCTGCTGGACGTAAATATTTTTTGTGGCATACGTTTTATCGCAATAGAGATGTGTCGTATTTATTGGAATTAAACAAAGACAAACGTATTGTTCGAGCAACGGTGACGAATACCGATTTTTCGAGTGAATGCCATATCGGGACACTATTGTATGGTTCGTTGGTGGTCGACCAAATCGACATAGTATCCAAAGAAATTCTTGCCCCGTTTTTCGTGATTGAAGATGTGTATTTTTATAAAGGTGTTCCATTGAAACATCTATGTTTTGCCGAAAAAACGTATATTCTCAAAGAACTATTCGACCAAGAATATAATGTCTCGACATTATCTTTCGACAACACTTTCGACAAAAAACACGCATATACTCCCGTTTATTTACCCTATATTTGGCATGCATTGAAACCGCCTCCCATTTTTCCATACACCGTTCATCATATACAATATCGAGAGTGTGCTCGTATTTGTCCGTATTTGAATGTCATTTATGGATTGCGAGAACCGACTCATCCGGTAATAACACCGAAACCGCAAGCACACGAGGAAATACACGTTTCACAATATACTCCCGATTTTGGAAAACCGCAATACAAATATCCTAGTATATTTCGTGTAACTGCCGACGTCCAATATGACATATATCATTTGTATGCGTGCGGTCCATCGAAACGGAACGATAATAATAAGAACTCGATGAGTAACGTATATTACGACGTTGCGTATATCCCGAATTATAAAAAAAGCGTTTTTATGAATGGATTATTTAGGAATATTCGAGAAAACCGTAATTTGGATTATATCGAAGAAAGCGACGACGAAGAAGATTTCGAAAATACGAGAGAAGATAAATACGTGGATTTAAAGAAGGAATTGTTTATGGAATGTTCATTCCATACGAAATTCAAGAGATGGGTGCCGATACGTGTAGTCGACGCGAAATCTCACGTCGTCCATATACATAAACTTGCTCGATAATTTACTACGTAACTCCTACGTCGTTACTCCGCAAATACTACAATAACCTTCGATGGTAAACCATCTCCGGTTATTCCTCGAATACGAAAAATAATATCATCACACGTTATTATATACAGAAATGGCAAATACGCAAACTGCGTTTGACTCGATTATAAAACCCCCCTTTTCCAATTATTTAGGTGGAAATACCGCAGCATATGAAACCGCACAGACCGCGAATAAAATATCAGGCGGTTCAATGTTCAATAGTAAAGCATCCATTGAGAATATGCCAAATAAACTCCTTTCCAAACCCCGACGTACGAAACGTCGTGGCAATAAAAAATCCAAGACAAAGAAACGTCGGGCAAATCGACGTAAGAATACACGAAAAACCTGATCACATTGGTCTCGCTAATTGTTTTTATATAAAAATGGATTTGTGAGAACGCCTTAAGCTACGCAAAAGCGTAGGTGTTCGAGGATTTGCCTGCGCTTTAGCTACCGCAAAAGGCGTGTCTGGATGTCGTTTTAAGACGCCATCCGGACGAACCGGAGATGGTCACTTCGTATCTACCATCGAAGGTTATTGTGGTATTATCCTACGTTGTTCGGCGTTCTCGCAATAGGATTCATCTTCTCGGTTTTGCAAATACCATAACTACGTCTATGCCATTCACATATTCCGTGTGTGCGAATACCATCCAAATGTGTTTTTGTGCCGTATCCTTTGTTTTTCGAAATGCCGTATCGAACATCCAATTCGGGATGCTCGATGCACAATTGTTCAATATATTCATCTCGTGCAACTTTAGCCAAAATAGATGCAGCAGCAATCGCACAAAATGTATTATCACCCCCTTCAAATGTTTTATGCGGGATTTCAATAATCGATTGCCGACTCTCGTCAAACATAGGACAACTCACAAAATCGTTCCCATCAATCAATAAAAACACGTCTTTTTCGGGAGTCATTTCCACAAATGTAGATTGTAGTTTGTATATGCATTGTTTCGCACACTCTTGCATTGCCCGTAATACCGACTGTCGAATATTGATTTGGTCTATGGTTTGTTCTGAAATATAATGAATATGCCACGCAAGTGCGTGTTGTTTTATGTAGGTAGACACTTCCTTTATTTTTTTCGGTGAATGGAATTTTTTGCTGTCTTTCATATCTTGATACCGAAATACGGGGGGTTCATTCGATGACTCCTTTTTATGTGATGGATGGGGTATTTCATATTTAGGTAAAATAACTCCGGCAACATATAATCTACCAAACATTGGTCCTCTACCGGCTTCATCGATTCCAATTTCCCATTTATTTTGACTATCGTATTCTCTCGATAGATAATTCGTTGAATGCTTTTTATTATCCTTCGATGGTAAACCATCTCCGGACACGCCGGCTTCGCATGCAATAACCTTCGAAGATAAATCTTCTCCGGTTATTCCTCGATCACTTACGATTTCATCTTCGTTAGAACGTAGTTCCGGCATTGTCACAACAATCGATGTCAGGTTAGGTGTTTCGCCGGAAAATTCGGTAATATTCATTATATAGGTAAATGGCGGAATGGTGCAGCGTATTAATTAATATACATATGATTATTATGTAGTATTTATATTGTTGTGTTAGTTTGCTTACATATTTGTAGTATTTACGGAGTAATGACGAAGGAGTTTTAGCTTCGCAAAAGGTGAATTGTGAGAACGCCTTAAGCTACGCAAAAGCGAAGTTGAGAGCGCAGTCGATTCCTCGAACACCTACGCGCCTACGTCACTCCGTCGTTCTCACAAAATATAATCCAATTATAGAATATAAACGATTGTGGTCATCTTGCATATATGAAATTCAGTACATTCTCATTATTTTTATTATTATTATTTGTACTTGCACTAGTGATAGTCGTGGGTAACTGGTTTCAAACCGAATATGGTAGTTCCAATTCAAACCCATTTGTATCGATATTCGATTCCAGTCCATCTGAATATTTTTCAGGAAAAACAACCGAAGGATTGATTTCCTATTACGGAGACGTATCTTACGGAAGCATAAAAGTATCCAATTACACAATGACCCGAAACGTGCATAAATTATACGATTGTATATATTACGACCCATCGAACGGTGCTGTGATATTATTAGATGGAAATACATATACCAGTGGAAATGTATATGACTATTCCGGAAATACAATTTCACGCATTACATGCGTCGAACGAGACGGGAAAATTGGCAATCCAATAAACTATCTCTATAGTGTTTCGGGGGACTATCAATCCGACATTAGTAAAAAACCAATGAAGGATTTTTACAATTCATTTACGGTAACATCAAATGTAACATCATCCGGTTCTGGTAAAGTGGATAAATACGAATTGATTTATGTGTCGTGGGGGAAAGAAACATATTTACATTTAATCGTATTAAATGACGCCACAACAAGTGACAATAACAATACACTGAAACTTACATATGTATATGATAATGCTGGAAATAGAGTTCAAACCGTGAATAAAGACTCATATTCAAATGAATCAAATGTAGCAATACACAATGTAAAACTGGCAACCACCAACCCCGGGTCACACGACCAATACGATGGAACTCTGCAACCTGTATTAGGATATGACACCGGAAATACGAAATTCCAATTATGTAAAAACAATTATTACGATGTGTTGAATGGAGACATTATCCAATATGATTCATCAAACCGAAATAAATCCGATATAAAAATATATTCCCGGGTTGTAAATAAGAATAACGATGTGAGTCTAAATACATATTATTATAAAGACAACCAATATAGTCCATCTCTGCCTACCCCTACGGATAACGTGCCAAATGTCTCAAGTGGGTTTAGAGCAGTTTCCATCAATGGAAGTATATTTGCAACCGATTCCTATTATTCTACATTATATATTTCGATCGGGCAACGAACGGTATTAACCATTCTTAACCCCAGCAAAATGGGCGGAGATTTTGAAATCCATAAAGTGTTTCGTGTGAAAGATAAAAAAATAGATGATGGAACTATCAATGGGTCAACCATTGTCGGTTCTTCCACCGGTAGTGGAAGAACAGATAAAAAACCAGGAGACAAAGACAAAGACATGGATGATTTGTTATATCAATACATATTGAAAACAATGCTTGGTGGTTATGACGGTGCTACTATAAACGATTATATGTTAAAAACGCAAATTGTGCCGCCGGTATGCCCAACATGTCCGTCTTGCCCATCTTCTGGTGTATGTAATAATTGCGGTGGAAATGGCGGGTCTGGAACATCGGTAGGTGGAGGAGTTGTGGGTGTTGCAAACAATGCAGTTACTGGAACGGTCGGAGTTGCAAAAGATGTTGTTGGAGGCACTGTTGGACTAGCAAGAGACACCGTTGGCGGAACAATTGGACTAGCACGAGATACAGTCGGTGGAACAGTTGGACTCGCAAAAGATACTGTTGGCGGAACAGTTGGACTCGCAAGAGAAACTGTTGGTGGAACGGTTGGGTTAGTGAAAGATGCAGTTGGTGGAACAGTTGGATTAACAAAAGACGTTGTTGGTGGAGTTGCGAATACTGTAGGTAAACTTTCCCCAACGGAAGTTTCAAATGACGGGTCTTCCAGTAATAGTAATACTAGTAGTAATAGTGCCAATACTGTATACTCAGCAGGTGGAGGCAAAGGAACGAGCATTACTGCCGGGTCAGACCCATCATCGTATTTTGGTGCTCTTCCACCGAAAGGCAGCAATTTTATTCCGGTTACTGCCGACTTCAGTCGATTTGGTCGATAAATGATAAATAATAAATGATAAATAATAAATGATAAATAATAAATATAATTCATCACGCTCTCTAACACACTATAAAAGGAGGGGGTTAGGGGGAACCTTGGTTCCCCCACCCAGATGCGTTTGCTCTGGTAAAAGATAAAATACAAATAAAATAATAAAGACGCAATTATTATTTTATATAGAATACTAATAAATGGAAGGTGACAATAATGATAATAAATATGATGCAGGAAATGTCACAACTTCTATATGTAATAAACCGACCCGTCATAACAAATACAAAAATTCTCTCGTTTTTGAAAACATACAGATAAACGACGTTCTGGAACGAACGCATATCGAGAGTCAAATCGTCGATTTATTACAAAACTTTTCGCAAAAATGTGCCGATATTCAGTTCAAAAAAGGCATATATATTTATGGTGCTCCCGGATGTGGCAAAACGCAATTTGTAGTGAATTTATTGAAAAAAATGGATTATGATATTATCCGGTATGACGCAGGAGATGTCCGTAATAAAACAATGATTGATTCCATCACATCGAATAATATATCGAGTTGTAATGTTCTTAATTTATTAAAGGGTAAACAACAAAAATTGGTGATTGTGATGGATGAAATTGACGGAATGAATAGTGGAGACAAAGGCGGTATTACGTCGTTAATCAAACTGATACGGCAAAAGAAAACGAAAAAACAACGATTAGAGAGTTCTACACAAATCCCGATTATTTGTATTGGCAATTATTTTGTGGATAAAAAAATCAAAGAATTAATGAAAGTGTGTCATATTTTCGAGTTGAAATCGCCCACGAATATACAAGTATCTACCATGGTTTCGGCATTTCTTCCAAATATACGTGACCCTACTCTACTGAATTCGATATATTCGTATATCCAAACAGATATGCGTAAGTTGGCGTTCTTACGAACTATTTATAATAAAAACGAGAGTCTAATCAATCTAAATATGATGCGTAATATTTTTCATACAAAATCATATAATGACGATTCCAAACAAATCGTTCAAAAACTATTCGATAAACCAATCCCACTCGAAGACCACGGTGTATTTATGAATGAAACCGACCGAACAACCGTTGCATTATTATGGCACGAAAATGTAGTGGACCGTTTAGAAAAAATCCCGAAAGACGTCGCGTTCCCTTTTTATTTGAAAATACTGAAAAACATGTGTTTTGCTGACTACATTGACCGAATCACATTCCAAAACCAAATATGGATATTCAACGAAATGAGTTCACTCATTAAAACGATGCATAATAATACTCTCTATCATACCGAAATAAACACTGCACCGAATGCATTTTGTAATAATACGTCATCCAATAATACTCCCGAAAATATACGATTCACAAAAGTCCTCACGAAATATTCGACGGAATATAATAACTTAATGTTTGTCTATATGTTGTGTCAAGAGTTGGATATGGACCGTAATGATATGGTTGCGTTTTTTCAAGAGTTGCGAACGTTTTATGGAAAAGATATTTACAATAAAACCGAATTGTTGAATGATGCCGAGAAAATTTTCATAGATAAAAACATTTCGAAATTGGATATAAAGCGAATCTATCGGTATTTGGACAAAAACGTTAAACGGGATTCGGTGATTTCGGCAGATGATACGTTAAGTGAAGAAGATGTAGAGTTTTAGGTAATTTACTACGTTCATTCTTCGTCGTTACGCCGCAAATACTACAATGTTCGATGAATAAAGAAGTATATGAAAAATCAATATAAACAAACATAGAATATACCTTTATAATTCTATTTATACAAAACCGAACAAAATGTCCAAGGCAAAAGGATTCACTTCATCCAAATTAAAGAAACCATATTTCCCATTTGTAAGTGTGTGTACACCTACATTCAATAGACGTCCATTTATTCCGTTTATGTTGGATTGTTTCCGTAATCAAGATTATCCCAAAGACCGTATGGAATGGATTATTGTAGATGACGGAACAGACAAAATAAAGGATTTGATTGACCAAGCAACAGACCTTCCTCAAATCAAATACGTCCAACCTATCAAACGTATGAATTTAGGTGAAAAACGCAATTACATGCATACATTGGCGAAAGGGTCGATTATTGTCTATATGGACGACGACGATTACTATCCCCCAGAACGTGTCTCACACGCGGTAGAAACCCTTATGAATAATCGTGATGCGCTGTGTGCGGGGTCAAGTGAACTATATATTTATTTTAAACATATTAATAAGATGTTTCAATGTGGTCCATATGGTCCAAATCACGCCACCGCAGGAACGTTTGCATTCCGGTCGTCTATGTTAGACCAAACTCGATATCAAGACCATGCTGCACTTGCTGAAGAGCGTGCATTTTTGAAGGATTATACGATTCCGTTTGTGCAATTAGACCCGCTGAAAACCATCTTGGTATTTTCACATACTCACAATACATTCGACAAAAAACGGTTGTTGGAAAACCCCCACCCAGATTATTTGAAAGTGTCTCCAAAAACGGTCGATATGTTTATCAAGAACGAAAACGAAAAACACATTAAGCAGTTTTTTACGAAAGATATGGAATCTTTATTAGAAAAATACGAACCCGGACAACCCAAAATGAAACCCGAAGTGTTGGCACAAACCAAACAAATCGAAGAAGAACGCAAGAAAATGATGGAACAATCAAATACCCAACAATTTGTAAACAATACATTTAACAAAGGACAAAATATCCAGTCTTCGAACAATATTCCACAACTTCCTCCCGGTTCTGAAAATAACATTACAATAATGATGCAAGAAGAAGGTAAACCTCCTGTCCCGATGAATATGCAACAAATTGTGCAATTGCTTCAAAACCAGCAAAATGAGAACAATCGATTAAAAACCGAGACCGAGACACTAAAACGACGTATTGGCGAAATGGAAGATATTATACGTCAATTACAACAACTCAAAGTGAATTCGACAAATTCATCCCAATCGAATGGTCCGTCTTTTTCATTAAGCAATAGCAATAATAGTTTCCCGATTTCGGCAGTTGCAAATAGTGCACCCTACTTGACAAACGCTAATCGACTGAAAAGTGACCCCGAAGTGAATGTTCGTGCTTAGAACAATTCACCTTTTGCGAAGCTAAAACTCCTTCGTCGTTTCTTCGGGAATACTGAATAAAATATACATAATATATATAATCATGAATACGTTTAGAAAAACTACATTGAGCGACGAGAGTGATAATGGTGTTCGAATAAATATAAATAGAGAGTGCCCCCCTGGATATTATAAAAAACCAAATGGAAAATGTTATAAGATTTTCTTTGGTGATGAAGATGATGAAGAACCAACACCTGAAAAAAACCACGTAAGTCCATTATCATTGGATGGTAAACCGTCTTCGAATCATCATCGACCACCTACGATACGTCGTATTGCCGACGTTCTCACAAAACCAAACAACCGTTGCAAAAAGGGTACTCGAAAAAATAAAGATGGCATTTGTGTTCCAAAAAATACAGAAACAATAACCAACCATGATAAATCTTCGAATGATAATGACACATTCGCCTACGATGATAAACAATCTACGAAAAATCCTCGAAGACCTACGAAACGTCATATATCCAGCGTTGTCACAAAACCGCGCACGCAAAAGAAAAAACCGGTTGCAGTAACAACAATATCCGGAGAAGATGTATCTTCGAATGTTATTACACTAGAAGAAGTGACTAACAAAACGCACACTTTATTGGAAATGAATTCATCAATTAAAGTTTCAAAACCAACTATATTGCATTTGTTTAATTTAATAAAGAAATATAATCCGGATGAATTACGACAACGAAATGAAGATAACTCGATTATGCTTCCATTTAATACGTATGATAACAGACAAATATTGTTGTATTTATTTAATGAAATTATGGATGCATCTATTAACCGCACCAGAGATTCTAAAAAAAAAATGGTGACTATCCAAATCATTCAAAGTGTTATCGAAAATGATGCCCAACTAAATGAATTGCTCATGCCCCTTCGATAATAACCTTTGATGGTAAACCATCTCCGGTTATTCCTCGAACACCTGCGCAAGTCGTTCCTCCTTGCTCCGGCGTTCTCACAATTTACTACGCTCACTGCTTCTCGTCTCCGCAAATACTACAAATGTATAAAACAATATAAAATAATTGTGTGATTTATTATAAATACATATACCCGGTTTATAATAACATCGAAAAAATGGCAACCTTATCGAATTCAACCAATACCAATTGTTTAGTCTTTCGTATTGTAGAGAAAGACACCAGTCCGCAAAAAGAAGATATGGATATTTTTATCTTATACGATTCGTATCATTCTCTCTATTTATTGCGTGGAAAGCGTTCCGATTTAAAACGCCTTCCAATGAAAGATTATTCATTTGAATCTTACAGTCAAGAAGCGGTGGTTCAGTTTTTATCTTTTATTATTCCAAAAGACCGAAATTGTGTATTTGAATTGTATTCCTACGTCGATTTACCCAACAACAAAAACGATGTAACGTTCGATTTCTTGCGAACAAATATGGATCCATCGACGGAGGTAGTTGCGTATATAAATCAACAAATACGTAGTAGCAATATTCGCAAAATACTCTGGACTCTTTCCGAAATTACAAATGATTATGTGCCTAACGAAGAGAGTGATGACCAATACGATTTAGACAAATGGAATGCCGAATGTTCGAAACGAAATGAATGGTAATATTCATTATCCTACGAAGATAAATCTTCTCCGGTTCGTCTGGATGGCGTTTGTGAGAACGCCTTAATCTACGCAAGTCGTTCCTCCTTGCTCCGGCGTTATCACAGACGTTAAAATAGAAAACTACCTTTTGATTCTTTGTCATTTAGACGCGACATCCACGAAGACGATTTATTTCTCGGAGACTCTTCTTCGATTCTAGAATCTTGTTCCGGTTCGTTTATTTTGGGTTTCATGTTTGGAAATGATGGGCGTTGTTCCGTAATAGTTTTGGGTTTGTATGACGGAGGTTTCCGGTATGATTTATAACGAATCTTACGGGGTTGTTTTCGAAATTTGCGTGGGGTTTCTGGTGTCGATTCTGGTTTGTTGGTTTCTCGGTTTTCCCCATCATCCTCATCATCATCATCATCATCGTCAATCACGTGCGTTTGTTCGATTTTTGCCGTATTAATTTCGTCGGTTGGGTCGTTTCGTTTCAAACTGGTATTCGTTTTTGGTTCATATTTCAAAAATGCCTTATCGTATTCGATAGATTTGCGTTTTTTCGAGAGTTCTTTAAACAACTGATTCTTTTTAGAGCGGATATCTTCCAACGTTTCTTGTTTTCCATAACATTTCGTCGAAAACCGTTTCAATACACCTTTTTGGGCAAGTCGGTTGTGCTCTTCCACTTGAAACAAATATGCTGACATACACAATATGCGGTTCTTGTCGTAATACTTTTTATCGGCATACAAAAACGCTAAATAAAAACTCAACATCGTATCGATAGTCGCAATATTGACTTCTTTTTTATCCACTGTAATCGTATTATAACTATGGCACGAAATGGGGCGATAAATATACGCAACCGTTTCGCCTTCTGCAATCACTTCAATATGTTCGGGAACCACTTCACCAATCGAAGTATGTTGAATGAGTTTTACATGACGAATGCGATTTTCTTGTAAAGCATCTTTGAGAATAGTGGCACACCGATCGGGGTTTTCGGCTAATACATCAAACGAAGGAACGCCCTTGGGAAATGGATCGGGCATATATCGAGAGTACATGGATGCGGCATACCCTCCAAAAAAAACCACACCTTGATCAATAAAGGAATTGCGTGCGGTTAAAAACGTTTTTTCAGGAAGGGGTTTATTATGACCTTTTCCCGATGCGTGGTGAAACACATCTCCCGAACATTTATGTTTTCCGTTTGCGACAAATCCTGAGTGAGGAACGAACGAAGGATTTGGAGGATTCTTACGAGATGGTTTACCATTGTAGAAGAATGCGTGTAATGGATGGTATTTGTTCAATAAATTCAGTCGTTTCAAGACTTTTTCCCATCGAGACACATCGCCTTCGGGTCTTGACAATTCCAAAAACATTCCCATGCGTAAATAATTAGCGGGTGCATATCGTATTCCACCAATGTTAATTGACTCTCGTTTTAACGCCGTATAGAGAGTTGGATGCAAAAACGTAATGTCGGCAACCGGAATGAAATTGACGAATACTTTATATGTGCCTTGATGAACACCGGTTTTTGCTTCGACTTCGTCGTATCCCCGTTTGTAAAAAGTATCGGCAAGTTCTTTGGCGTGTTCTAATGCAGTGGGCGAGAAAAAATCGTAGTCGGGCACTTCCACATTTTTATTATAGAATTGTGCTTCTTTTGGTAAAATATTGTTGATTGCCGTTCCTCCATAACAAACAAGTTTCTTGCTCATTAAAAAGTCTTCGACAATGCGTATCATTTTTACAACGTCTGGACTATTTGCCGTTTTCTCGCCACGTTTCGTTTCCATTTCATCGATGGCATGCCGTAATATGGCAACTTCACACTCTTGAAATGTCATTTTATTATCGCATATTTCCGTATCGAATTTGTTTTTGCGTGTTGTTTTTTGCGGTGTATCGGGTCTACCCGATGGTATGTTTTTAGTATTGTAACGTTTGCGAGTATGCGGTGGCATTCCATATACACTATACATATATTATCCTTCGATGGTGTAAGAACGCCGGAGCAAGGAGGAACGATTACGGGTTTGCTAGTATATACGTATATGCATTATACAAAGGGACAAACGGCGTTTTTTGCTCATAAAACAGTTTATTGTATTTCGTTAAATTAGCGTCGTCAATATAAAACCGAGCAGGAATTGTCTGGATTTTGTATTTTTGTATATACGCATACGAATCCGGGTTGGAATTCTCGTTAAAATATGGATAAACCAGTTTCATGACTCTCGTATTGGTTTCATACGAATGCTTTATATCCATACTGGTGTCTTTATGCGTCAACATATCGAACCGATTGTTTTCTACATCCGCATATTTGTAGAATGCCTGCCAATTATCACTCCCGATTTGAATATTCACGGATTGATTGATTTGTTTTAGGGTTTCCACTGGTATATTCTTGGCGTCGTAGATGTTGTTTCCAACGGAAGCATATAATTGGAGTATGTTTTGGTAATCCATCGAGAGTATTACTTTTTTGGAAAGGTCTTTTAATGGTGTAAATTGATGGACCGGTTTCGCAACTTCACCATCTACATATAAATTACGCAGACCGCCTTTACCGGTTATTAACTTTAATACACCGGTTGCAATGTCGGTTTTCGAATTCGGTGGGCGATATACCCGTACATTGACAAACAATGGATAATTCACGTAATTCTTTTGAATGGTTTCTTTATCTCCCGCATTCGTCTGTATGCTATTTGCAATCATCGTTCTATAAGACGCTTTCACTTTATCACCGATTTTCGAGTCTAATGCGAATGCATAGGTGTTTATATATTCAATGACTTTGCTTAACGGTAAAGAAGTGTCTATTGCGGTGGGTGCGTTATCTTTTGCAAATCCAACATAATAGTCGTCATTTACTTGAAACACATTTAAATCAATAAATCGACAACCTTCATACATCACTTTACCTAACTGTTCGAGAGTATTGGAGTTTCCATCGTATGATGAATTGAACGAAGCATATATGGCGTATTCTTTCAGTGGTAAATTTGCCGGATCGTTAAATGCCGTTCTAGGTGGATATTCGATTTTATCGGTTAATTCGTTGGATTCGTTGGATTCTTTGGATTCGTTTTCCGTTTTATCGGTTGCACCTTCACGATACAATAATCCGTGGTGTTTTTTATAGATGAATCGATAGACTATATAAACCAATAAAATAATAATACATACCAATAACACTATTTCGATTGGTTTCATTTTATACATTTCTTATTTTAGTGGAACGAATTATATATTGTATCAGCAAATAAAATAAACATAAATTTCAAATAGAATAATACATATATAATGGCAGGCGGATTATTAAATATACAATCAGTTGGAAATGCCAACGTTATATTAACGGGAAACCCTACCAAGACGTTTTTTAAAGTGGTTTACTCTAAATATACAAATTTCGGTATGCAAAAGTTTCGTATTGATTATGATGGATTACGAGAGTTTCGTCCATCCGAACCGTCCACGTTCTCGTTTAAAATCCCCCGATATGCCGATTTATTGATGGATACTTATTTATGTGTTACATTGCCGGATATATGGAGTCCAATTTACCAACCGTGTTCCCCCCCTGCCGGAACGGGCATAAATACAAACACGGATGGATTATCGACCAATGGGTTGTGGTCTCCCTATGAATTCAAGTGGATTCGCAATTTAGGCACAACCATGATTCGAGAGGTTACAATTACGTGTGGTGCATTGACTATACAAAGATATTCGGGTGAATATTTAGCCGCAATGGTGGAACGGGATTTCACCGAAGAAAAAAAGAATTTATTTAACGAAATGACTGGTAATACTCCCGAATATTACGATATTGCCAACTCAAACCGACGCGTAAATATATATCCATCGGCATATTACAATAGCAAAACCACCGCTGCAGAACCCTCTTTTCGTAGTCGCAAATTGTATATTCCGTTAAATACGTGGTTTGGAATGGATAGTCGATGCGCGTTCCCACTTATTGCACTACAATACAACGAACTGACTATAACGGTTACATTACGACCGATACAAGAGTTGTTTCAAGTGCGAGACGTTTTCGACGTAGCAAACAATTTCCCGTATATTCAACCAGATTTTAACAAAGACCGATTCCAAATGTATCGATTTTTACAAGCACCTCCTGCCGTCGATATTAGCAAAGAACATTATTCGAATTATACCAATAGTTGGAATGCCGATATACATTTGCTTTCTACGTATTGTTTTTTATCGGAGGAAGAACGAACGCAGTTTGCAATGGAAGACCAGTTGTATTTAGTAAAAGATGTATTCGAGTATAAATTCGACAATGTGGTTGGCACCAATAAAGTGAAATTGACTTCGACCGGAATGGTCTCGAATTGGATGTGGTTTTTCCAACGCAACGACGTGAATATGCGAAATGAATGGAGCAACTATACGAATTGGTTGTATAGCACGTTTGTGCCGTCGGATGTGATTCCTGCTCCCGAAATTCGATTGGACACAAATGAATTGGAAGGTCCAGCATATCAATACGGGAGTCGTTCGAATGGTATAAATAGTGGTCTTTATATTACCGGCGAATTCAATGCGGATAATATACGAGACATTATGGTGAGTATGGGTATTGTGTTGAATGGTGATTATCGAGAGAATATATTGCCGGAAGGTGTATTTAATTACATTGAAAAATATGTGCGCACACAAGGATATGCCAAAAACGGATTGTATTGTTATAATTTCTGTTTGAATACGAGTCCATTTGAGTATCAACCATCGGGTGCAATCAATATGAGTAAATTCAAGACGATTGAATTGGAAATATCCACTATTGTTCCGGCAATTAACCCTCAAACGTCAGCAGTCAATATCATTTGCGATAATAACAACAACCCCATCGGTATTCGAAAACAAACCTGGCGGTTATACGATTATACCTACAATATGACACTCTTTGAAGAACGGTATAACATCTTGTCGTTTATTGGCGGTAATTGTGGAATGCTATATGCTCGTTAGAGGTTTCGCTTTGCCCTACTGCTCTCGCTTTGCCCTACTGCTCTCGCTTTGCCCTACTGCCTTTATATTTATCTGCGACCAAATATAATATAGTTTGATTATAATATATATAATACACTAAGGGGTTCTGTAAATGAATCATACAAAACATAATATAGAGGATGACGACGAGACCACTATTTGGAAAAACCAGAAATATTTCATAGAAAATACAACAAACCTTACTCAAACAAATGATTTCAATTATTCAAATATTCAATTACCGACTTTAGACGGATTTTTTCGACCATTGGTGTCATCTTCTTTCGAACCTTTAACCACTATATTATCCTTCGATGGTAAACCATCTCCGGATAATCCGGTTAGCGTCCCGAGACGCCAACCAGACACGCCTTTTGCGGTAGCTAAAGCGCAAGCAAATCCTCGAACACCTACGCTACTACGTAGCTCCGGCGTTCTCACAGAACCCAAACAAACCGGAACAACGGATTCCATTTCCAGTGGAGACACATTATCGACAACCAAATATAATAATTTTGTGGATTACGAGTTCACAAAACCCGAAGTGAATTTCGATATAGGGTTAAACGCAAAGGATACGCGAGTGAATATACCGCCGATTTTACCGGATGAAGTGGAATTGCCGGACGAACTGCCAGATGCGGATTCGGTTCGTAATATAAACGTGCCCGATGCACCAGATGCAGACGATGTGAAAGATACGGGAGATAAACTAAAACGTAGTATTATTGCAAAATGGAAGACATTTTATCGAAGCAAAACCTTGAAAAATGCCAAAAAACTTGCCGTGTCTGTTGTGGAAAACGTTCCTGAAATGTTTGGAATTCCCGAAACGATATCGAAAATTATTGTGAAAAACGCCACCGATAAATCGAAACGTAAAAGCATTGATTACGCCCAAAATGTGTTGAAAGTAAATTCGCATTTTAAATCGTTTATTACCATACTCTTGTGTCTATACATTACTTTTAATTGGTGGTATTTAATCTTATATACCAACCATTACATTGATTTTTATAATTTGTTAAAATTACCAATGTTTACACCAATGATTTGGATTATTGGACCATTAATCACACCATTGGCTGCAGTCAATTACTATTTATTGGGAAAACGAACCGAACCCGAATTTTATAATAAATACATTGAACCCATCTTGAAAAACAAATCGTTCTATCTATCGATGCTCTTTATTGCAACCGTTGTGCTCTACGAACCCATCATCCAACTATTCACTACCAATATGAAAGATATATTGGGCGAAAGCGACAAAATGAACCCATTGGTTGGAATTGTGATTGCGACTGCCGTGTTGAGTTTCTTGTATTCGGTCGTGTTTAATACGGAACGCAATATTCAATTCATTGGAACTGTCAGTTTTATGATTGCGATAATATCCTATTTAATAATGTTTATTTTGGTCGTTATGCTTGCAAAACCGGTAAGTATGTTAGTTATAGTATATTTGGTATTTTATTCGTTCTTGTTTTTATTGTTTGCTGAAAATATCAATTTCGTTGGTAAAATAATGGAAATGATGAGCGATACGACCGAACAATGTTTAGATAATTCTGCACCATCTACTGGGTCGAAACTAATGAATGTGTGTTATCGATATTCGTTCTTTATATTGGTGTTTATAGTATTATTTGTGCGAATTGGGCATGCATTATATGATGTGCGTTCCATAACGGATGAACGAGTTCGTGTGTCTTGTTATGCTATTTATTTATCCTTATTAGTTGTGTTTATGTTATTAATGGGATACAATTTTATCGATGTCCTGATGAATGTGAAACAAATCATTACAGGAGAAGGCAAAGGAGATATACCCGATGATGACGAAGACGAATTCGATAAAGACGACCCCGATATATCGCTATTTGGTAAATTTGTGAATGCAATATCTTCGTTCGGAGAGCAAATAAAGTTGGTTATATTGATTCTATGGGAAGCATTGAAATATATTGGTATTCAATTGGGTGGGTTATTAACGTTTCCATTTCGATTTTTATACAAGCAATCGTCCAACATTATATCATCCATGAATCCATTTGGAAAAAACGAAACGCCATTAACAGAGACACCAACCTCATTCACCTACGAAACTTCTAACGTCGTTTCTCCGGGAATACCGCAACCTATGCCAAATAATATAGCACAAAATTCATTACAAGAACCTTCTCCGGTTTCTCTACCTACGGCAATAAACCCCTCAATAACGCCCCCCTCCCCCATAAAATAAAAACATTATATATAAATCAAACTCACAAACATATGCCCCCTAAAAAATGCCGTTCGACTTGCACAACCAATAAAAGTATTGCGAGTTGTAATTCTGCCGATAAATGTTCTTATACAAATGGACCCAAACGTAAGTTTTGTCGTCTCTCGTCCAAATACAAAATGAATAAACCCGATTGTAATATCACCCGCAAATTCCTCAAACGGGAGAAAGGACCTGCCGATAAAATCCGTAGATTTTTGGAGAAAAAACACGCCTCCCGAAAACACGCAATAACCAGAAAAGGTTTAGCATCGAATGATATTGCTGATATAATGCCAACTCCTCCGGCATTAGTGGAAACACCTATCGATGAGGACATCCACCGAATTGTGAGAACGCCATCGAAGGATAATACAAATAAATTGTATACTCGAAGAATTCAACGTTTTATGAAAACAATCGACCCAAATAAACGTAGGTCTCGATATTTGAATGGTGTATGCTCGGATTCGGGAGTATGTATTGCGTTTGGGAAACAAGTGAAAACCATCCATAAACATTTCGACGGGTTTGTGAAATTTGACCACGCAAAATCATTGCGTAAAATTGGTACTGTTTCTGCAAACGGGTTTGTAAAAGAAATTGAATACGAAAATGCAGGTTATACTTCGCACGCAGTTTTAAAATCAACAACAAAACTAACAGCAGATAATTTATATTACGAATATTTAGTCGGGTTATTTTTGAATGAACAAAGTAAATATTCCCCCATTTTTTTAGAAACGTACGGGTTTTTTTCATATAATAGTGAACTCGAATACGAAAATATGAAAAACCCAACTGCTACAAAAGACGATTTAGTTGGATTAACAAAAATAGGAACTCCTAACGATCCCAAAAGCACGCCATTTTTGCAATTTGTGGCAGATAAAAAAACGATTGCCCGCTCGTGTGCTAATTCAAAACATTTGTGCGTATTGATTCAGCATATAAAAAGTGCCGAAACGTTGGCCGAAAAATGCAGTAAAAATACATCCTTCGTAAAAACGGACTTGATGTTTGTGTTGTTTCAAATATATCATACTCTCTATTTATTAAATGAAACATTCACGCATAACGATTTACATACAGACAACGTTTTAGTATATGAACCAGTGAAAGATGGATATATTCAGTATTATTATCATACAACCACGGGAACGGTTCGAGCGTTTAAGTCGGCATATATACCAAAAATTATCGATTATGGGCGGTGCTTTTACGACTTTAAACGCCCGTATCACAAACTGGAAATTTTGAATAGTTCAAGAACTATATACAAAATGGTATGTGATGTTAAAGTGTGTGATCCATATTGTGGGTATACAAAAGGGTATAAATGGTTAAAACCGAGTACCCAAACCATATCGGCACACGACCCAAATATGAGTAAGGATTTGCGATTATTAAAGATGTTACAGAGTGCAGAAACCGACTTTGGAGGGTATTATAATATGCAAATGTGCAAAAACATAAAAACTCATAATCCTATTTTACATAACATATTAAATACACAATTGGTATATAACACAAAATTTTTCACCCCACAAAATACCAACATAGGAACAAATCTTACTGACCCTAAAATAAATAACGTGTTTGATGCATATACTGTATTTGCAAGTGAAATTGACAACCCGATTCTTATTGCCAAAAACGAAGCAAAATATGCCGGGCACAATAAAATCGGTGAAATGCACGTATATGAAGATAGACCATTGGAATTTATTAGTGCTTGAATTTGCGACAAGTCCGGAGAAGATTTATCTTCGTAGGATAATGTAGTATTCCCGGACAAGCGAAGCAGTTACGACGAAGGAGTTTTAGCTTCGCAAAAGGTGAATTGTGAGAACGCCGTAAGCTACGCAAGTCGTTCCTCCTTGCTCTTACTTCGTTTTATCTTCGCAAAAGGCGTTCTCACAAATCTTGGAAAAATACAATAAAATGCGTAAAAAACCTATATAAAGCATTATTCGAATACTTTATATACCGATATTTGTGTCTCTTATTTTTCATATAAACATATAGAATGAATAAATCCAAACAAGCACAGTCCACCGAAGAACAACCGATTCTACAAATTCCCGCCAATTTTGCGACAATGGTATACGATTTCGTTTCGGATTTAACAACGACATTCCCAGAATTTGCATTTTTATGGAAACGATGGAATAACCCGAATCTCGCAGTTGAAGACCAAGAGGAATTGTTTATGTTTTTCACCAAAGTATTCCCCGAACGATTTTTCGACATTTTATACCAAAATGACGAGATGTTTCAACCCGAGAGTAATATCAATACCGTATTTTTGCCAAACGTCGATTTCAAGTTATTGTATCATTGCGGGAACATTACAGAAAACACCAAAAAGGCAATCTGGAAATATTTGCAATTGATATTGATTAGTGTTGTCGGTTCGGTGAAAAACAAGGCGTCCTTCGGTGATGCGGCAAATTTATTCGAAGGATTCGACGAAAAAGTCATTCACGAAAAACTCAATGAAACCATAGACGAAATTAGTAATTTCTTTAAGAATTTGACTCCCGAAAGTTCCGGACTAGGTGCTTCGTCTTCGACCAAATCGGGAGATGAATCCATGCCCGATTTTTCTCAAATGGAAGAAGAATTGAGAAAGGCATTCCAAGGGGAAGGTGAAGGTAGCACATCGAATAGCGATGGGAGTGCTGCTCCCGAAATGCCCAATGCCGAAGACCTTCATAAACATTTACAAGGATTGTTTGACGGAAAAATCGGGAGTTTAGCAAAAGAACTTGCTGAAGAAATTTCGGTGGATATGCAGAATATGTTCCAAGAGGATGGAGGCGTCGAAAATATACAAAGCACACAAGATGTATTGAAAAAAATGATTAAAAATCCCCAGAAAATGATGGGATTAATGAAAACCATTGGCGACAAATTACAGACGAAAATGAAGAGTGGTGATATTACGGAAGAAGAATTGATGAAAGAAGCGAGCGAATTGATGGGCAAAATGAAAGGTATGGGCGGTGGTAAAGGTGGGTTTGCCGATATTATGAAAAATATGGCACAAGGTATGCTTGGTAAAAATGCCCGGTTTAATTCGACGGCGTTTTCCAATATGGAAAAGAAAATGAGTGCAAAAGAACGTATGCGTGCAAAATTGGAACAAAAGAGACAGTCAAATGGGGCAAATGCAACAAATGTCCAACCAAACATTAACTTTTCTCTCCAACAAACCGACGCCCCCAACAATTACGTGTTTTCGTTACCCGAAGAAACCGACCAAGAGAAAACAATAATGCCGAAAACCGAAATCAATGAAATCGATTCTCTGGTAAAAGAAATCGAGAGTGTAGGCACAAAAGTAAACAATTCATCCAATGGAAAAAAGGGTAAAAAAGGTGGAAAGAAATAAGGGAAACCCAGGAAGGGAAACCCAGGTTTCCCTTAAACCCTTCCTTGAGGGAAACCTATGTTTTTCTGCTTCGCTTTCGCATTTAACCCTTCCTTGAGGGAAACCTATGTTTTTCTGCTTCGCTTTCGCATTTAACCCTTCCTTGATGGAAACCTATGTTTTTCTGCTTCGCTTTCGCCTTTAACCCTTCCTTGAGGGAAACCTATGTTTTTCTGCTTCGCTTTCGCCTTTAACCCTTCCTTTCGAAATGTTATATCTTGTGGATAATCGAAAATGTCGGTCTACTATATACCCTTTTATTTGATTTATTTCACACTCTCGAAAAATGCTATTGAAATATATTAATGTGCCAGTATTTATTCTCAGTTTTGCAATTGGCGTCTTTTTCGTCTATGTGTTTATGCCCGATACACGTTCGATTTTAGTATATCCCACACACGAAAACGTCGATTTATTACAATATAAAGACGCTACTGGAAATTGTTTCCATTTCATAGAGAAAGAAGTCGATTGTCCCAAATCGGAAAGCGAAATCACCAAAGTGCCAGCACAATCATAATAAACCGACTATATTTTATTCTCGAAGGTTAATGTATAATACAGTCATACCGAAATGAACTTTAAACGATTGTTATACACACCTCTCGGTCAATTCTTTATTAGTGTATTGTTAGGGTTAGGGTTGGCGTCAGTATTCCGTCAAGTATGCACTGATAAGAATTGCATCAAGTTCAAAGGACCCATCATAACGGAAATCGAAGGCAAAATCTATAAACACGGCGACAAATGTTATACGTACACTAGCGAGTCGGCAAAATGTGACAATCTAAAAAAGACTGTGAATATTGCGACTCCCGATGAAATGCCCAAACCCAAGAACATGTTTGGTATGTCTACATAGGTCTTCGGTCTTCGGTCGTCGAGTTCGTTAAACAATAATATCTTATATAAATGCGTATGATATACTATAATTCTATTTAGAAAGAATGGATACGACACGAATTGCCGATTTGCCCGAAAATATCACAATGACCAATACCACTGCGTTTCCCCAAATGAACCAATCGTATGGTATGCAAAGTGCACAAATGCCCACCTATTCCGCGAATTTAGAAATGCAAAATTCCATGCCTCCAACCAATTACGTACAAATGAACGTGCATCCAAACCCATACGGTAATGGAAATATTCAAACCCAAGTAAATTCGCTTGGATTACCACAACAAACACACGTAACAAAACCGTCCAATAATCCGTATGTCTTACCTGGCGAACAACCCCCCCATTTGGCACATTTACCACAACATCAATTGCCATCGAGAGATATTCCGCAAGATACCGGTTCGTATAATCACGACCCCGAAATCGTTCCCAATTATATTCCTCCGGCAAAAAACACGACCGAATTCGTCCAAGAATACGAAGATGCGTATGCTCGCACCGTTCAAGAAAAGAAACGACAAAAACGGGCAATCCAGTCCATCGATGATGTGTTTTTGGAAATCCGCATTCCGGTGATTGTTGCGTTGTTATATATGGTTTTCCAATCGCCCGTTTTCCATACATTGTTTTTCAAGAAACTCTCGTTTATGGGTGTATACGGTCCGGATGGAAACGCCAATATGTTGGGAATGATGGTGAAAAGTGCCATATTTGGTGCGGCATATTATGGTTTAGACAAAATAGTAGAATATGTTCGATAAATCATTATTCACAAAGTAGAAACGAACGATTTATGCAGTAAATTACAAAAATGGATATAAACCCAGTTTTGTATAAAATTATATTTGATTTTATATAAAACAACCCAACCAACCAATCCAAACATTTCATATGTATACCACCGAACTACAAAAAGCAAAATATATATTGTCTTCCAAATATTCACCGGTATTAACCAAACACTGTTTATCGAGAGACTCTGTTCTTTTTCCAGACGATATTCACAAGGTTCGATTTATTCATTGTAAAAATGCATACCATCTTGCCGAAATGGCTAAACAATATACTTGGTATACGGTTTTCTCGGCAAAATTATTTATTGATTTAGCAAAAAGTATTGCATTGAATGACCGAGAAGTGATTGACCAACTCCCGAAATCATTAGTCGACGACATTCGAGAGTGGATTCGTTTTTTCCAAGAAACGGTTCTTCCAGACAATTTATTGCAACATCGAGTTGCCGGTCCATCTATCGAATTCCGTATTATCAATGAAGAAATATACTATGATAGTGTCTACAAAATATTTGTTCCTTTCACCAATATGTATAAATTGACAAAATATGAAAATAATATCGAAACGATGATGAAGGAAATCACGGAAGCAGTTTATGGGAAACCGATTTATGTCTCGATTATGATGCCTCTTGCCAAAAACGATGTCCCGACGGAAGAAGATAATATTGCACGAGATGTGTTATTCCAGAACTTACTCAGTTAATTTGCACGATATATTCTTATAGACAAATAATATAAACCCGTATAACAAAAACAACCATACCTATAAACAAACAAATACAAAAATGTCTATACACCGAAATCCGCATATACATTTATTCATTCATCGAGAAAACCAACGTATTCTTTGGGATATTATTGGATTGTCGCCTTTATGGGAATCGTTTTCGAGAGTCTTGGTTTCTTCTTCTATGACTCCCGAAAAATGGTTTCAACAAATGATTGAAAAAGAATACAACAGTTTATTACAAGCCCGAATCGACAGTGATTTGGACGATCCGGTTGCGTGGTTGTCTTCCACCAACAAATCCTTTATTCAACGAATGATACGCAATATATCCTCTCGCGTATACTCTACCGCACCGAAAGACAATACCGGATTGGCATCCGTCGATAAAGTTTCCGGTATGACGGTTTCATTCGGTTACGATAATTCTCCTTTTGCCAATTCGAACGTTGCTTATACGAACCCAAAAAACAATGATTTGCCCGCATTAGTCTATTCCGCACCACGCAATTACGATACACCACATATATCGGCATTCGATGTGGAACGAGAACGTAAAGAGAAACAAGACAAGGCAAAACGAGAGTTCGAAGCATACCAATCGCAATACAATTCACTATTGGTTTCGAATGTTCCTACTTCACCTGTATTTAGCGAAACATTACAAATGGAAAAAATTACCAATATGGACGAATTACTGAAACAACAACAAGAAATGCGGGAACAAGACTCTCGAATTGTTTCATCTACACCTTTACCTGCTCCTCAATCGGTTGGTATGTCGGCAAATAGTTCTGGGTTTGTCGACCGAGACAATATCAAACAAGAAGTCATGAATGTATTTTTAAGTCAAAATCATCGACCAACTCCGCCCATCGACACTTCGAAAAAAAGTGTGTCGTGGGAGATTTAACCCTCATCATTACCCAGTATTCGGCATAATACATCCTCATTACCCAGTATTCGGTATAATACATCCTCATTACCCAGTATTCGGTATAATACATCCTCATTACCCAGTATTCGGTATAATACATCCTCATCACCCAGTATTCGGTATAATACATCCTCATCATCTACCATTCTCCAAATGTAAAAATGCCCCCATAATTTTCTTGTTTTTCTCGGCATATTCCTGCATACGCAATTCCATTAAATGTTGTTTTTTTGCTTGTTGTTCTCTTGCAACCCTCTCTCGTTCATCGAATAAATGTTGTGCTTGTTGTTTTTCCATCGGGGTCAAGGATTCTCTACTCCGTTCTCGAGAGTATTGGTCGACGTTCTTGTATTTCGGTACATTAGCGTAGTCACTCTCGCTCACGGCAAATACGGTTTGGTCTTTATGGACTTTCCGTAAATCTTCGAATTTCAGTTTGCTGAAAGGATCGGATGAGACATATACGTCTTGGTTTTCAGGGTTTTCGGTGTCATCTTGTCCTACCGTTGAAAATCCGGAATCGTAAAACGACGATGCCCCACCAGCAAAAGACGAGAGTTCCCTTATACCGCTATATCGCACTAACCCTTGCTCTCGTTGTCTCGATTTAATAGATTCGAACGAGGAATTGAGATTGGATGCCGAAACCGCGCCTTGTGTTTCATATATGGACGATGTCGACCCGGAACGAAACCATTCGTTTTTGGATGGGTCGGGTTTTTCTGCCATATTTTGTTCGAACAATTCATTGAATCGTTGTTGGAACTGGTCGGTTTTCGTTTTTTCGCTCAGTTGGCGTTTGGTGTGTATGTCGGTTTCGGTGATAGGAACGTATTCTACAGATGTATGTTCATTCACAATTTGGGATTGGCGAGAGTGGGATTGATGATAATTCACAACGAGTTCGAATGCACGTTTATAAAAAAGGAAATAATCCGGTGGAAGATTGGATTTATCGGGATGACTCATTAAGACTTTTCGTTTTGCTCTCTTGAGGTCTTCGAGAGTCATAGAGTAGGATAAATCGAACATTTGGAGGATTTCATCGAAGGAATATGATGCTAAATCGAGATTGTGTTTTTGTTTTTGGGTTTGGGTATTTTGTGGTTGTTGTTGTGGTATTTGTATTCGGGATTGTGTTTGTGTTTGTTGTTTCGAATATCCAGTTTGTGGATTGAATTTTCGATTGAGACTTGGACACGACATATTCTAATTCGAGAGTCTGTTAATAGAGCGATATATATTCGATATATATATCGTTATTGGGGGAACTACGTTCCCCCTAACCCCCTCCTTGGAGAGGGACTGCGTCCCTCATTTGATAAAAACTATGCGAGTCAAATGAGTGCAGGAGTTTGTAGTATTCCTGGAGAAACGACGAAGGAGTTTTAACTTCGCAAAAGGTGAATTGTGAGAACGCCTTAAGCTACGCAAAAGCGAGGCGTAAGCGAAGCGTTAGCTACGCAAAGCGTAGGTGTTCGAGGATTCGACCGCTATGCGGTCGTGTCTGGATGGCGTCTTGAGACGCCATCTGGATGATCCGGAGATGGTTTACCATCGAAGGATAATGAGGAATAACCTGAGAAGAATTTATCTCATAATTTAGTGTTTTTTCGTTGCACGTTTTTTGTATACAGATTTGGTTTTACGACGATATATATTTTTTTTGGGTTTCAACGATTTAACACGAGGGTTTTTACGGATACGTCTTTGGGTTTTTGTTCGATGACCACCTCTTCTTGGTTCGCCGCTGCGTTCGAAAAGAGGTTTCAATTCGGACGGTTTTTCATTAAGGTCACCCCGCCTACCTTTAAGGGGAACTTTTCCCAGTTGGGACGGTGAGCATTTTGAGAAATCTTCGGTTGGATCAATTTGGGTTGATTGGAACAATAATTGTTGTATTATTTTATATTCGGTATCGATTATATAATTCATATTTTCTTTAATTCGTTTTAGTTCATCCATCTCATTTTCTGCGGTTATTATTTCATCTAAGTCTTTGTTGAATTTGTCGGCATTAACTAAGTCTTGAGCAAAAGCATTGATTTTATCTAACATGGTGGAATCAGACGTGGTAGAATCATTGACACCTTTAATTTTAGTTATCAACTTATTCAATGTGTTAATTACTGCTTCCATTTCGCAAATAAACGTATTTACCGCATAGGTGTATTGTTCTTCTTGTGCGAGTTTTCGTATTTCAGCAAGTTCACGATTGGTTAATTTAACTTCAGCCGGAGCAGTTTGTATTTCGGCGTCTATCTTTATTTTTTCTTCTCGGGTTGGTTGAGCTTTTTCTATAATTTTCGGGAATATTATTTCTAACTTGTTGGTAAAATGTTCAAGGTTTGGTAAAAAATCGGATTGTTTTAATAAATATAAGTCATGTGTTGGACTATACTTTTTAACAAACATAAAAAGCACGGCATTTATCATTTTTGCTTCATTAAATAATTTATCGACAGTAATTACTTTGTGAATAACTCGTTGAATAGTTGTTTCTTCTGGTATCACACCAAATACACTTAAATTTAGAGCAAACCTCTCAAATGCAGACCAAGGCGCATGTAATACATTAAAAACATTACTCATTAACGTATCACCCACAAATAGGCTCTCCTCTATTTTATTACTACTATTACTATCCTCCGGAATATCCTGAGTTAAGTCACTTGCAACTATAATTTGGTTTTTTTGTTGGTCAATTGTCATATTAACACTTACATCACCCAATCCTCGATCATCTGTTAACGAACCTATTATTTCGATTAACCCTTTGTTACCTTTCTCCCCAACTAGGTTTTTCAACCATGTTGATGCGCCTGATGCGGCAGATGCGGCAGATGCGGCAGATTCGAATGATGCCATAATTATTATACTTCTATATACAGTTATATATAAAATAACAATATCCGTCAATTGAATTCGCCTACGCAAGTCGTTCCGCTTTGCTCCGGGAACAGCACACAGAACGACGGAATCGTAGATGTATACGTTCTTCACAAAATTGATTATAAGTTATTCACAATACATATGCCACCAAATCAATCCACAAATATATAAATATATCATCAATAAATCCATAAACCCAAACCCACATAAAACCCAATAAAATGTCTTCCTTCACCGAAACCATTGCCAATCTTATACCCGCATCGTTTCAATACGATTCCCTCTACATTTCCATCGGTGGAAAAATAAACGACGATTCCGTTCGATTCTCAAAACCTGCCATTCTCGCTGACTACAATTTCCAAAGCAACGCACAATACCAAATGGTGCCGGCATTTATTCGGTTTCCTCGCATCCGGTCATCTCGTTCTCTCGTGATTGTCATTGACGATTTCACCGACCCCGACCTACGACTCGTGAATCAAACCGTCATGGACCAAATACAGCAAAAACATGCCCATATCCAAATAGTGATATACGATACAAAACTCGCAATCGAAACCATTGACGATTTTGCTAAATCTCTCGTTCAATGGATAATCGACCAGAACCTTGCTCCCGAAAAATGTATGATTGCCAACTATTTACGGTTTCGTGGAACGCATTCGGTCATTGATTCTCAACTCGAATTCAAACTACCGAGAGTCATTCAAAATGCCCTAAATGCCTATACAATAATACCCTTTGAAGATAAATCTTCGCAGTCGATTCCTCGAAAGCCTACGCCCAGTGAAACCATAGACAATGAAAAACCTCATCATAAACTCCTAAACCCCGTTGCCAAAACCAAACCGATTGCCCCGTATTCCGGCATACTCTACCAATGGTTTGGATACCAATATTATACCTACAACATTGTATTTTCCTATAAAGAATACAATGCATATATGCTCAAACATCTAACTGTCATGAATATCCTACACGAATGTTGCGACATGACGACTCTCGTGAGTGGGAATGTCTCAAATATGTTTCTCTTTGAGAAATCGAGAGAACCCAAATCTGTCGAACTCTTGCTCACATTCCTACAACATTCTGTCGATATCACTTCTTATTCGAAACAACCGACCGCCATTTGTTCTCGACTGAACGAATTTGTGCCGGAATACGTCCAACAATACGTCCCGAAATATGTCCGTTGATATTTTCTAAAAACTCCTTATAAAAAAATAAAATATAAAATATAAAATAATCAACTGGTTATAACCCTTTCGAGGTAGTAATAATCCTTTGAAAAAACGCAATCACTTGTGCCGAATCTCCCCCTAAAACTCCATCATCGGGAATATCTGTATCGTTCCCACAATTCCACGACAAAATGGCGGGAATTCCATTGACTCTCCTTTTTTTCTTCAAATACGAATACAGTTCAATCGATTCGTCGATATCCAATACGACTTTCTGGACATTTGAGGGCATAGCCGCAAACCCTTGTTCGACTTCTCGTTGAATGCGTTTGCACGGACCACACCATTCTGCACCCATTTTCAATACGACTATACCCGGATTGTTTCGTAAAATGGTCTGGAAATCAGCAAGAGAAGCAACACTCGTGATAATCGGTAAAGCAGTAGTCACGGATTGATTTATTGTGGTCATTTTTTGTATAGGTCTCTACAAATGTATTTATATTCGTTTTCTTATCAATGAATTTTAATGCGGGGTTTTGCATTTTTCGAAGAATGGGAATGCGTTTTTTTGGATGGACGTTTGTGGTTTGTCTTTTTCGATTTATGTTTTCCGCCTTGTGGTCCTATAGACGACGATGCCGGCATTGTCGAGGGTGCGGGAGGTCCTCCCATATTCGGCATTCCAGGAATACTATTTGCTCCCGACGGATTTGCCGATGGAAAACTGGGTAGAGGACCGAGAGACGGCAATTGGTCGGAATAAACCGTAGCATACGTGATTGCGCCAGTCGTCACTAAAATCATAGCATACATAAATACGGGAAATCCATATAGTTGAACATTTACAATATCAATCATTTTTGTAGTAGAGTATTGTATATGTTGTGACGAAATATATATATCGGAGATATTTTTGCTAGAACGTCAAAGTTTTTGTCAAAGGTTATTTATTGTCACCATAAAAATGATATAAACACGAAACGATATGTTTTGTTATAATTCCATACTCTCGTATAATCTAGTTCGGTTTGTTTTATTGTTCGGTTTTCACCTAAACTACTCTCCAATTCAATCTCATTTGTATTCCAAGAAAAATGTCTGTTTACTCCGACGAAGGCGAAACATATATCGACGATTCTATCCCTGGGTCCGATTCCCCAGAATACCACGAATATAATAATTATTACGATGAAACATCCGACAAAAGCATCGACAACTCGTTTCGACGACAGAAACATGGCGCTAAATTAGCGGCCAAGTTTGAGGACAAAGGGTTTAATCGTATTAGTCGGTCATTGAAGGGTAAAAACCAAAACGTATTCGTAGAATATTACGAAACGTCATCTAATCCACACGTATATATTCGTGACGCTATTTCTGGTGCTGTGAGAGTGCCATATCGAACCGGCACTATTGACGAAGACTTGTTTTTTTCAGTCCGTTTAGCAACCGGTGAAGGTCGCACACGTGGTGGGTCAAACTTGTTTTATGATAGTCCAGAACAATATGAACGTCATTTCCAAGTCGAACTTTCCAGAGAACTGAAAGACAAATGGCGAGTTAGAGCAATGAACGCACAAACACGATATTCTGCAAAAGTTGCCGAAGCGTCGACTCCCAAAACGATTGTTATCAAATAGGGGGGAACTGTGAGAACGCCTTAAGCTACGCAAAAGCGAGGCACGAACGTAGGTGTTCGAGGAATCGACTGCGAAGCAGGCGTGTCTGGATGGCGTCTTAAAACGCCATCCAGACGAACCGGAGATGGTTTACCATCGAAGGTTATTATGTCCCACCCCCCTCCTTGTAGTATTTATGTGACAACGCCGGAGCAAGGAGGAACGACTTGCGTAGGTGTTTGGATAATAGTCAAATATAACGTTCTCATAAAATAATAATAATACAAAATTCAAGATATATATGTTAAAAAATATATCTCGAATAAATAAATTTGTATGCCGTTGCGATAACGACTTAGCTACGTTCTAACGAAGTTGAAAGCGTAGATGTTCGAGGATTCGACTGCTCTGCGGTCGTGTCTGGATGGCGTCTCGAGACGCCATCTGGATGATCCGGAGATGGTTTACCATCCTAGGTTATTGCGATTTCGGCAAATAAATCGTCGTGAATAACCCCCCATAATTCAATCGGTTTATGATGTTTCAACTTTTGTGAAAAACAAATACACGGTATTTCACGGTAAGATTCGACAGTTTCGTCATCATCTTCATCCATATTTTCCACGAAATTTTGTGGGTAATCGTTTATCCATTTATGATGTGATTTGAATTTTTTCGAAAATAAGAATTTGGGATTGTATATAAAGACAACAAACCGTTTATATTTCGGCAAACCGTTGTCAAAATGTGAAATACTATTATTAGATGGAATAGGTTTATCGGTAAATAAAAACCGTTCGGCAAACAAATCCGAATGGGCAAACGGTAGAATCGGGGCAATAATATTCGATGGTTTGGATTTTCGCGTGGTTGTATAGGTTGCCGTTTTATAATCTGGCATCTCGACATTCTCGTATAATTCATCTATATCGTCTGCATCTATATGCCGTTTTTCGGTAATTGTCGGTACTACATTATACATTGCACGAGGAAACGAGAGGGATGTGCCTTCGTGAGTGATATTCCATAACATAGGATTTTTCGTGAATAAATCCACGATGGATTGGTCGACCGGTATATGAAAAACCGATTGTTTACGGACAATTTCGTCAACAACTGCCCATACAGCAGGATGTGTTTCGTAATGTGTTGGGGATGTCTGGAAAGATTGTTCAATGGCACTCATATTAAAAAAAACATATACTGTATCTTCATGACGAATCATTCCATGATACCCGAAATCAATGGCATTGTGATTGTCTTTTTTCGTTTTTCGAGAGTGTTTGATTTGTTCCATCGAAAATAGATTCAATATATGTTCAATGCACGCTTCTTTAAATGGGTCGACATCTTCGTCTTGGTCGTCCATCATACGATAATCGTCTAATTGATAGATGAATGTTGGAAACACGAAATGATTGTCGTTTTTCTTATCCATATAATACGACAAGTATTCCAACTCTAATGCGCGGTCATTTGTCTTCATTTGATGTCGTAAATCATCGTTGTCTATATTGGTTATTATCCTATGTTTGTTTTTGCGAAAAAGACAAATCGAGACATTTATATCACTTGATTGGTTATCCCCTAAATTCGATTCTAAGTTTGTGGATAAAAGTGTGAGAACGCCGTAGCGAGGCGTAAGCGAAGCGTTAGCTACGCAACGCGTAGGTGTTCGAGGAATCGACTGCGCTTTAGCTACCGCAAAAGGCGTGTCTGGATGGCGTTTTAAGACGCCATCCGGACGAACCGGAGATGGTTTACCATCAAAGGTTATTGAATTCGCAGGGGAACATAATGGACGATTCTGTGGTATTCCCGGAAAAACGACGTTAGGAGTTTTAGCTTCGCAAAAGGCGAATTCTTCGGGATTTCTCTCTATGTCTCTATTTATATCGGTTAAAAATGTATATTTCTGGGTTATATTATAAGGGTGGTCGAACCCGTTTATATGTAATTGGTTGTTTTCTTCGTTTTGCATTTCTGGCAAATCCTCGAATGTATCCAACTTCGTGTCCGGCATTCTTCGCAATTGTTTTATGAATTGATAAACGTTCATATGAAACAACTCTATCTATATTATGATATATTAAAGTATATTCATAAATTATATATTTTACTACGTTTCATTTATTATTATTATGAATCCTTTTTATTTTTTTGGGTTATAAATACGAAACCTTGGGTTGGTTCTTTTATTATAAGAGATGAATCGCTTGATGCGTTTATACCCTTTTCCGCTTCCTCTTGACTGTTATAACTAGCAGACACATTTAATCCTTCTTGGTTTGGATTGTCTATTATCCATACATTATCGTCCTGACGATAGCTTGATTTTTTTACCATATCGGCATATTCCTTTCTTATTTCGTCTGGTAACTTAGGGTATTTAAATGTGCTAGTAGTAGTTATTGTCTTTTCTTTGTTAATATATTTGATTAACTCATAATGGATATTATTGGTATAATTTACTATAATGTAAACCACAAATTTTGAATCCGGAACATAATGAGTTGTTGCAATAATTCCAACTGGTAAACTATTTGACAATGCAATCGTTTGAAACCATAATAATTCTTGTAAAATACTAATACTTGCTTCTTCGGCAAAATAAGTGTTGCTTAAAATGCGTGAAACATTTGGTCGAATACCTTTTAAAAATGATACTTGTCGGTCAAACTCTTTAAATGATTCCTTAATATCGTTTAATCCAGCATTTGGGGTATTTGCTGTAATAAATTTGCCGGTCAATATACCGTCTACATATTTATTGACAAACCCGTTCGAAAAATAATATAACACTAATAACGAACGCATATTAGCAACTGTTATATCGCCTTTTATTAGATAATCAAACTTGTGAACGGTATTCGATGGAATTATTGCAGCAATTCGGTCAATATTGAGTTTGCTAGTATCATTTAATAGTTTATATTTATCTGGTGAAATCTCATTAATTTTAGTGTCAATAAATTCTTGTATTTTGATATTTAAGAAATCAAAAAATCCTGGGTTTTTAGTATTAAATTCGTTTAATGCTTGTGCGATTGACAAAAAGTAGCAATCTCCATTACCGCCGTTTGGAACAACTTGGTAATTTGCTTTATTCTTAGTAGATCCCCACCATACTTTACCTGGTGTATATGGAATTTCAGGAACTTCACTCCCGTAAGCAGAAGAATCTTTTTTCGATAAAGGTGATTTGGAACGTAACATTTTGCCGGTTTCTGCGCTTACTGCTTGATATTGAATACCGGGTTTTGATTTATCCGTGTTTGTAATGAGATTACGTTCTTCATTCACGATGTCAAACGGTGCCCACGCCGACGAAAACAATGCATTCAGTTCGCTATTTGCCCTTTCATACTTATCCATACTATTTACGACTGTAGTATATTTCAAAAGCATTTTATTTTTTTCGTCTGGGTCAGTAATTGTATCAAATGTGGCTTTCCACTCTTCTATCGATGCGTGATGTGCCAAATTCTTTTCTAAATAAGTAGTTATTTGGTCGAACGACATATCTTTACCCTTTGTCAGTTCGTATAGTTGGGTTAAATACAGATTGATCATTGCTAATGCAGATGGGAAATCGATGACATCGAAGAAATACAAAAAGGTATTTAATAAATCGGGATGAGGATGATTTCTCTCGATATCACGTATTTTGTTTATGACGAATTTCAACAATATTTTATTGGGTATTTCGTTATTTTGTTCGATATTCTTTTTTGCCGGTTCATCTTTAGTAGGTGTTGGTGAAGTTTCGGTCGCCGAAGCACTCGCGACTGATGAAGAAGTGTCACCAAACACATTGGTTTTTTCGGTAATAATGTCGGGTTTAATTAATTTAGAATATACCGACATCAACACCGGAAGACTCTTGACATCTTCGAATTTCATTTCACTAATACCCTCGTATTTTTTCGATTCTTTGTCTTTTGAATCTTTTACAGTTGTTGAATCTTTTACAGTTGTTGAATCTTTTACAGTTGTTGAATCTGTTGAGATGCCATGGGTTTTTGCAAATGCAATAATTCCGTTTTGAAGGTATTCTTCGCTAAATCCGTTAAATTTATCACCACCCTTCATTCTCCTACGACGACGAACCATCTTCATATTATCCTCCAAGTCCTTCGTTCGTTTCTCACTATGAACTTGTCGCAATACGGTGGTGCGTTTTCGGTATCGTTTGATGGTTTTCGTGCGTAATTTTCGATGTTTTTTACGAGAATACGAGAGATGGATTTTGGGCAGTTTACCATTGAAGGATAATGCACGTTTGTATTTCCGTTTACGCAGGCGATTGCGTGGAGTCATCACACGCTTTGCACGTTTGTTTGTTCGACATGTCGCATTATGTTTTTGTGTATGATACATAATACAATATTATTACTTATTATATTATATTGTGATTTGTCATTTGTGAGAACTCCGGAGCATCGACGAAGGAGATGCGTAGGTGAATTGCCGGCGAGATAAAATTATTCATTGAAATATTCGTCTCGGTAGTCCTCCATTGTTTTGTCGGTAATGTTTCCGTGCAAAAATAAATCGAGTATTTTACCGAGAGGCATTTTTGGACTAGTGGGTGTATGTTTTCCAGTCAGTAACGTTACAATAAAAAACAGAGAGTACATGCCACATTCCGTATTCCCTTTTTGATGGTCATGACTCCCGTTTGTATATTCTTTGAAATGAAACCGTAATTCCTTTGCTTGTGTTTGAACCCTCGCAATAAGGGTCTTCACTTCGGGAGGCATCTCTCCGCCAGCACTATCGAAATAAAACAAAAACCGGCGTTTAATATCAATAAACAATGAAACCCAATGTGACCCACTTTCGTCATGTTTGTCTAAATTAAAAATAATCCCGATTTTGGTTTTCTTCTCCCGTATTTTCTCTTTTACTGAAAAATGGCATAAATCATTCCACACGCATTTTTTGCCCCCAGCACCTTCCGGCGATTTACGTTCGTTCCCGATATTGTATGCATTCCCCTCTCCGCCTAAACGTGTATCGAAATCGATGGGTGTAGGTCCAATAAATTCGAAATTCTTATATACCAATTCGTATTGTTCCAAGACGTTTAAAATATCATAATTCGACAACCATTCCGTTGGATTGCGTTTCCATTCATAAGGTTGGTCCGGTGCAAACATATACCGGTCAACCATTTTGCGTAATTTAGAGTCACGTATTTGATTCAACCAACAATCTTCTTTGTCACAATGCGATAAACGTCTATCGAGTTCTTTCCATATTTTAACGGGGTCTTTTGTCAAAATACGGTCTTTTGCTGTATGACTCTTGTTATATTCGACTTTGATATGTTCTAAAATAGCGGGAGTATAACAAGTGTCGTGCAAATACGAGGGTTTTATATGAGCACTATGCGGACTGCACGTCATTTTCTGTTTGATATGTCGTGCATGTTTCACGGTTTTATTTGCCGTTTTATGTCGAATAACCTTCGATGGTAAACCATCTCCGGTTCGTCCGGATGGCGTCTTAACACGCCATCCAGACACGCCTTTTGCGGTAGCTAAATCGCGGTCGATTCCTCGAACATCTACGCTCGTGCCTCGCTCCGGCGTTCTCACAGTTCGTTGTTTTTTAGTATGTCCATTATGTTTCGTTGTTATCCCGAAACTATTATTCAAGAATTCCATAATTGTATAAAAATATAACGGTAATTCAGTGTTCTTATATTATTACCGCAAAATAACATTCTCCTAGATGATAAACCATCGTAGGAAAATTTACTACGCAAATCCTTTGTCGCTAGTCCGTAAATTTGCCTACCTCTACGAGTCCGGCGTTCTCACATATACTACAAATTATTTGTGTTTTACTACGTTTTTGCCCCAAAACGAGTTGCCTTGACGGAATTGATTCGCAAACGGTGCGGTAAATAATCCACTGGAAGAGATGTTCGTTTCAGGTGGTTCGTCGAGTTCATCTACTTCGTTTTCTATTAATGTATCAAATAAAGTGTCTGGTTCATCGTCGTGAAACCCAAACGAATGAATTTCTTGCTCGTTGGACTCGAAAAAATACGTCGTCTTTTTTATAAAAGCGTCAAATATGTCGTGTATTTCGGTATTTCCTAAATGTGCAGAATTTCCAGAAACTGAATAATCATTTAGCAAATTATGTATAAGCATACCGATTTGTTTTTTGTATTTACAAAACCGCATAAAATTATTGTGTTTCTCTTCGTATTCTGCCGTATTGTGTTTTTCTAAATATTTACGGTATTGGCGTTTGTTTACCAATAATTCGAGAGTCATTTTATCGATTTGTTTTTGTTTTGCAGTGAGTTCTTCATTCGGGACATGTATGGATTCTTCTCTCGAAACATTGTTTTCGTTGATGACCGACAGAAAAATATTTTCGGATTCGGGTTTTACTTCCATTTGGATTAAATTGATATTATATTCTACGATGGTAAACCATCGAAGGTTATTGTGAGAACGCCGTAGCGAGGCACGAGCGTAGGTGTTCGAGGAATAACCGGAGATGGTTTACCATCGAAGGTTATTGTAGTATTCCCGGAGCATCGACAAAGGAGATGCGTAGGTGAATTATAATGTATGAATATTTTTATCGTATGCAAATGTATACGAACTATCTAAACAAATGTCCAATTTAGGCGGAGGAATTAAAGGAGTATCACCACACCAAACACTCACTAGTAAAAAAGACAGCGAACACGCCACCGTTCGTTCGATTTTGCGTAATGCATGGAATGGACAATATGCAACGAATAAATACGGTAATTCGAAACGAGTGATTACTCCTTTTCGAGCAGTAAATAATTCGGGCGATTTTTTAGCAAGACAAAACTATTCATGCGGAGGTCCGAACCCAACCAACAAAGACAAACCCGGAAGAGGGTCGTCAATTGGTAGTATTGTCACTCAATGCGACAATACGGGAGTTCCCGCCTCATCGTGCAATGTTCGATTTGTTGCCGATTCGTCGGATTATGTTACGTTTAAGAAACAGCAAGCAATGAATAAAACATATAACGATGCCGGTTTTGGAGGAGACCAAAATCATGCATCGTTTGTTCCATTAATGGCAGTTCGCAGACGATAATTGTAGTATTCCCGAAGAAACGAGGAACGAGTTTCGTGGGTGAATCGAGGAATAACCGGAGATGGTTTACCATCGAAGGTTATTGTAGTATTCCCGGAGAAACGAGGAACGAGTTTCGTAGGTGAATTGTGAGAACGCCGTAGCGAGGCACGAGCGTAGGTGTTCGAGGAATAACCGGAGATGGTTTACCATCGAAGGTTATTG